TCTTAAGCTGAAAATTGCTCTTCATTGCGTTTATCTTTAGGGACAGTATTGTTATCTTGTTAAGTATATCGCCCGTAGGTGTTTCGATTTCCATGACTGCTCCAATCTCTATGAACATTATACGAATCTATGTGTCAGTCCTTACTTTATAGCGTTTAGCCACCTTTTTGTGGTCTGTGAGTCTATCTTGAAGGTATTGTTAATCCAATTGTCATATTCAACAGGGTCATAGGCTCCACTTACCTTATCAGATAGCTTGCAAGGGGGCATGTTAGTAATCTTTAGAAACTCAGCGTCTTGACTATCCTCCATTTCGGAGGAATATAGGAACGATTCAACACCCATGGATCTTAATGCTAGATGGCTGCTTATGGAGCTTTGTGCGAGTACCACATCATGCTCCTTGTAAATGTCCTCTGGTATTTTCCATCTATTTATCTCTTTATACTTTATATTGAGACTGCTACACATGCTCCTGACTGAACTCCTATAGTCTATACTGTTTTCAGCGGGGTGGGGCTTGACTGCTATCTCAGATATAGCCATGCCATTCTCAACAGCCATGTATATATTTAGAATCATCTCTTCTATAAGATTCTTTGCCGCATTGCTCCTGAAGATGTCACATGATGTTATCATCAGAACCCTACCACCGCTCTCGTAACTTCCATTGAACGGTCTGAACGAGGGATCGCCAGCTAACACCACGCTACTCTCGGTCTTGGACTGGCTACTCAATACTGAAAACTCTGGCTCTGACCTAGCGATTAAAACATGTGCATGTGGAATATATTCACCCGGTGTATTATTGTATCCAACTGGATACCTATCTCCACTGAAGTAGACCATCTCACCCAGGAGGCACACATTGCCTTTGGTGTCTTCTAGGTTCATATTCATATACTCTCTGTAATGTCTATTTCCAGAGTACAGCATATGACTCTTAGTGCCTATCATTAGGGGTAGTACGAATGACTCTTCTTTATGAATTATGTCGTCAAACATCTCAGTAACGCTCTTGCGATTTACCTCTGGGTCTATCTTGTTAAACCTCAGCACTCTATCTATAGAATCGTTCCTTTGCGAATTGCGTGTATAAATAGAATAATCGCCAACAGACTTAATGATTGGGGAGAAAACACGAGCGTGTTGCTCTGTGGCTATAAAAAAGTTGGGCTTCATTCTGGCCACATGCCCATCTCACCTAGGCAGAACTCCCAGTTGTTCATGAATCTTACAGCCTTATCGTCCAAATAGTATTTAGCACGGGGCTTTACCGCTGTGATCTCGCTAATGTACTCCGCCATGCCGTACTTATCTAGCCACAGCCAAAGCTCATCTATGCATGACTCTGGACGATCCTCACGAGCCCTGCATGTGAATAGTATGATAGTATAGCGTTTACTGATTGTCCTCAGCGCCTCAAGTGCTCCATCTACTGGTGGCATGGTTGGGAAAACAGCGTCGCCACCTTTCTGTGCTATAACCCCGTCATAGTCTATGCATACAGTAGAGTCTATCTGACTTCGACATAGTTTTTCAAACTCTTCGTGCTCTTCGGAGTTAACACCTCGGTCGCTCATTTGCTTTCTCCATCTAAATAGTACAGCCAAAAGTTTCTATTTATCGAGTCTGTCAGGTATGAATCCTTTGAGCAGACTTCCAGCTCTACGCCTACCTCGGTACACCACTCATGGAACAGGCTTAATCCTTGTTTTACCAACTCATTCTCACCTTTGAATAAAAGTCCAACGCTTCCATCTATGGTAGATTTGTAAATATCTTTAGAGTCGTAGAAGTGAGAGAAGCTTTTACTGTTGTCATCCATGCTTGATGGTGCTTGGTCAACCCCTATTAAGCTTATCTTGCTCGCCCCGGTGTGTATCGCAGTGAATAGTGTGGTCTCGAACAGGGTTCCTGGTCCCCACATGCGTCTTGTTCCCGTCTTATCGAAGGTATTGTTATCGAAGTCGCAGCTTCCACAAAGAGTTTGACTGTTTCCTCCACCTTTTATCTTAAAGAAGATGTCATTACTATACCCACTCCATAGCCCCGACTCAATTGCTTTCTGTGCCGAGCTTGAACTTGCCAGCACTATTGTCTCGGGTGTATCATATCCTGTGAAGTTGTTACAGTTGTAGTGATGGATGTCTACGTTTCCATCCATGTATCCGAAAGCTTGTTTGACAGTTAGCACTGGCTTGTCGGCAAGTTCTCTGATTAGTATGTCAGAGTCAATCCCAGCTAGAGATGGGCCACATGATACAATGTAGACTGTCTCGCCTTCGTACATGTCTTTCATTATATCTAACTTACTCTGATCATTAAAGTCATGACCTCGGCTTACGTCTATGAATGCCGCTGCTCTATCTTTAATTGGAATATTAGTCCAGTTCATCTTCCCCCCGGATCGTTTACTGAGTATTCTTCAACTGTAATATTCTTGCGGTCAATTACGTACACTACATCTTGTTTATGTTTGAGTGATACCACATCATCCTGGTGCATGTTTGAGAATATGCCACGAATACACTTACTGACCATCTCGTGTGTGACAACCACCATGTTCCCACCGCAGTTGTCCTTAAGGAAATCAAGAGTCCTTCTATGTATGTCTAGATAGCACTCGCCTCCTGGAAACCTGTTCCTCCACTTGTCAGCCTTACGATGAGCAGCCTCTTCTGGCATTAGATCGTCCCAGTCGGCAATTATCTTGCCCTGTGCGATACCCATGTTTCCCTCCATAAGCCTCTTATCCTGCTCTATTGATGAACACTGCATGGTTGTGTCCCCATGTTCCAGCATTATCCTTGCAGTCTGCATAGTCCTGTCCTGCGGGGAGGCTACGAATCTTACATGAGTTAGTCCCATATTCTCTATCAGGCGTGAGACGGCCCAGCCAAATGTCGCTGCCTGACCTCTTCCACGTCCGGTTAGGTCTGAATTCATGTGACCTTGGCACATCCCCTTCTTATTCCACTCGCTCTGTCCGTGTCTGACAAGAATAAGTTTTCCACTGAATATGTTTTTAGCTTCCATAGTCTAGGTCATCCAGAAATCTAGACTCTCCACTGCTGGTGGCTGAGTCACGGGAGTCCTCTTTCAAAACTTTTGATACGCTGTCTATCATCTCACGATACTCCCTGGGCAGCAAGGCGCACTCAAGGTGGTGAATTTTAAAATCTCTAGAAAGAGAAAAGTGTCTTTCTATCATGGTTGCTCCGCTTAGAGCTGCTATAATAGATGCGGCATAGCCAACCTCGTGGCCAGAGTACCCGATAGACACACGACTAGATGCGCTCACTTCCCCTAGCATTCTGCGAACATACCTACAGTTGGATAATCCATCCGGAGTAGGGTATAGCGATACGCAGTGGAGTATGTGAGCCTCGATGCCAGCTTCTTCGATCTTCTTAAGTGCTGACTTAAAGAACTCGTGAGATTTCCCTCCCATGGAGTATACCATTGGGATGTCCATATCGCCACAGGCCTTAACAACTAGGTCGAACAGATCTGACTTGGCTGCATCCATTGATGCGATCTTTAGAGCGGCGGGCCCAAACCCACTTACGAAATCTAGAGAAGCTTGGTCATGCACGGTGGAGAACCAGTCGATGCCAACTGCCTTACAGTGGTCAACTATCTCTTGCACGTCACCCCTGTTGATCTCCAAGGACCTTCTGTAAGCCTTGAAGTTCATATTGCGCCACATCTTCCCATCGTCTGGATAATAGGCATCAACGTCCTTGAACTTAAACTTAACCATATTGGCACCAGAGTCCTTTGCGGCAGTTATCATTGCCTTAAGAACATTGGTAGATCCAAGGTGGTTGATGGTCATTTCTGCGACATAGATCATGTTACCATCTTCCAAGCTTCTTCAAGATTTCGTCTAAATCCTCGTCCTCGTCAATCATGTCCCTAATCTTCCCCTCACGAGCGACGACCCCGAGGTACTTCTTGCGCCAACCTTTTTTGTATATCTCACCAGGGATCACTAGTGCCCCATCGAGATCCATCGCAACGTAGTCCCCCATCATTATCTCCACGTCATCTATCCTAATGTCACACATGTAGTCGACCAGTGCCCAATGTCCAATAGCGTCGATAGGAACGCAGCCGTTAGAGAAGACTGGGTATTTAATTCTATCTATCACGGTCATGTCTCTGGTATATCCATCTGTAAGCATGCCCACGGACCCCATCTTCTGGTAAATCATTGACGTTATATCCCCAGTATGAGCAACCTCCATGTCCCCCGCTTCAAGACATACGATTGGCTTTAGCTTACGAAACAGATCCTGCTGCTCACGGTAGATACTCATTCTTATGTCATCTAGTTTCTTGTAGGCTGGAGGATCAGACTCAGGTTCTGTAACCACCCTGCCCCTTGTGGTAAACACTGGAGAAACGATTAGTCCATTCCTTTTTCCACGGTATCCAGCTGATGGCTTGATGTTAACAAACTGATCATTGGCCTTGGGACCCATTATATCTCTCAGTGCGTCATATGCTGCGCCAAGATAGGACATTAGCTACCTTCTTGCCTAATAAGTATTGCCTCAACGATGGCCAGATCTTCTGGGTCGTCGATGTCCAATGATTCAGTCTTTGAAACCTCTACCAATAGAGGGTTCTTCCCCACTCGTGTTCCCCTGTTTACAAATGACTCAACTGTTACGCCATATAGGCCATGAGTCTCCATCATCTTCTTGTCCAAGTCTTGAGAGTTAGGCAGATCCTCAATAGTGAAGTTCTCAGGAGACCCATTGTTCCAAAAGTATTCCTGAACAGGAACCACTGTCATGAACGAATCGTGTCCAGTTGAATTCTTCCATTCTCTAATAACCCTATCAATAGTCTCCGCTGTAATAAGAGGAGAGGTGGAGAAGGTTTGACAGATGACATCTACTTCTTCAATTGTGTGCAGTGCCCATGTTAGTAGGTCATTTGCGTTGCAGTCGTTTGTAGCAAGTTCTGCTGGTCTATCAATCAGGCGAAGACCCTTGCTGAGTAGGTCGCTAACTTCTGACTTGATATCATCGCTCTCTGTATCCAGGTACACGTAGTCAACCTCTTTACATAGGAGTGCCTTTTCACATGCCCTGCGAACAAGAGTTTTTCCCCCTACTAAGGTGAGGTTTTTATTCCTCACCCTCTCGGACGTGCCCTTGGCCGGTATGGTAAGTGCAACTTTCATTATTGGGCGTCCAGTCTGTTAGACACTGCGATAGCATCTTCTGGGTAATCTACGGCAATGGTATCCCCATCGACCTCTATGCATATTACGTTTATACCAAGCTCTAGAAATCTTATTATCTCAATGTCCTCAGCCCACTCATTGTAGCCCTTCACCTGAACAGAGGAGAACCTCTCCAGCTCTTCTTTTGAGAAGCCATATATACAAACCTGTTTTTTTGACTTAACAGCTGATCCATCTTTTGTACCAGGGATTGCTACTCTTGATGCATATAGTAGACTACCATTCTCCGCAACAACCATCTTGGGAACACTGGGGTCTTCCGGATTTTCATCACATGACATGTCGGCCACACAGTTAATAACTGAGTCCCTATTGCTTAGCTTTGCAGATATAACTCTCTTTACGTCTTCTGGGTTAAGCATAGGCTCGTCTCCCTGTATGTTTATGAAGTAGTCTGCGTCTATTTCAAGTGCGGCCTCAGCAACTCGATCTGTTCCGGTTAGACAGGTGTCTGAGGTCATTATACACCTGTACCCGTACTCCTCAACAACTCTCTGAATTTCCATGTTCTCAGTAGCGATGTAAACATCTTCTTTCCCACCCATAGCCTCTGCTGCGATGTCAGCTACTCTTATTATCATAGGTTTTCCAGAAATATCAACCAGAGGCTTCCCTGGAAACCTAGATGACTTGTATCTTGCGGGAATGATACACGCAACCCTTGGGGCCAGCCTGGAATCTTTAATTGCCTTCTGCATTGCATCATAGTCAAAAGAATCTGTTATAGAAAGGTTGGTCAGGATGGTCTGAATCTGACTTGGACTGTACCCTTCTTCCTGCAGTCTCTGAACGTATGTTGGATGTATTTTCATTGCTCCTGAAATAAGATACGATTCAGAGTACCCCCATTTTCCATTGGAGAAATGCTTTGATATTACACCCTGGAGCCCATTATGTCTACCAGACCCTTCGTACTGAAATTCACACAGGGTTAGCATCTGCTCAGTCTTAGTGTTGCCTACTCCCCTACCCATCCCTGTGACTGTAGAGTCTACGTATTTGCACCCAGAATTGATTGCTGCTAAGCTATTAGCAAAGGCAAGTCCCATATTATCATGAAAATGAGCTCCTACACTGCATTCGGTTACAGACTCAACCAGGGTTTCAACCATTTCAGGAAGGCAGCTTCCAAATGAATCTGCGAAGTACAGTGCCTCAATGTCTAAAACTTGCAAACTAGATACAATGCTATCTCTTAGGTCTCTATTGTGTGCCAACAAATGACATTGCATTATGTTCACCATGCACTTATATCCAAGCTTTCTTATGATCTCTACCAAGGCAGCTGCTCTTTTTGCCTCCGAGGGTGATGGCTTGATTGCTATCCTGCAAATAGAGAAGGGCGATTCAGATGAATAACGAACACATTCCAGAACCCTGGACTCCACTACATTACCATCTGCGTCTGAAAACTCTTTTAGATCTAACATGAATGATAACTCAACATTTTCACATAGATCCCCCACTACAGATGATACAAATCCATCGTTTGTCTTCCTCCACTTGCCCCCTTTTAGGGGAGACTTGTATCCCAATTCAACAACGTCAATACCTGACCCTATCAGTGATTTAACTGTATCACGAACCATCTCACGACTGAATTCCCACTCAGTCCAGTATCCGCCATCCCTTAGAGTGCAGTCTAGGAGCTTAAAACTCATCTATTCGCTTTCTGAAGATCTAGCTCCATCCTTGATCGCCTTCTGCGCTTTCTCGTTCAATTCCTTCTGCGCTTTCTCAGCCCTGTTCATGTTAGCCTCATCCTGAACTTTCTTGACTTCCATTCTTTGATTGTAGCTGGCAACCATATTTTCATGTGAAGAGAAGTGGTAGGCTGGTGTCATAACATCCATAAAGATTTTATCAAGCCCCATCTCCGAGAACTGCTCGCACAGGGAGATCCATTCTACATCGTGATCTATGCCATTGATCTCTGCAGATAGGCTCATGCTGGAGAAAACTGCTCCGTCCACGAAACCCTTTGCATTGAACGCACAGATGCCGTTGAATGTCGAGTACAGTTTAAGGTGTGTGACCTGCGGCTGCATAACAAGTGAGTACAGTAGCTCGTGCGGTGTACAGTTCCACCAAGTGTCACTCTTCTGGCCTCGTGTTGCCCACTTGTCATAAAGCTCCTTTTCTGGCCTCTGCACGTCTCCATGCAGAGAGTAGACCGATAGCACGTCCGCATCGCCTAGCAGTACTGGTGCTAGGATCTTTGGAATCGTTTGAGCCTCCATGTGGTAGTCCATGTCTAGCCAGATGATAGCTGCGTAATCGGACATGTCCTCTACATTGTCTAGGCAGTTGTTTCTGATTAGTGCCATTTTGTCGATTCTGTCCTTGCTTACTACTGAGTCGTAAGCCTCAAGGTCCAGCTTCTCTGAAACTATACGGCAGTCTACGTTATCCGGAGACTTCTCGAAAACATTGTTGAATGCCTCAACTGTTCCGTCAGATGAGTCGTTTTCGTAGATTAGCACTTCAAAGCTTATTGAGCCCATCATTTTTAGATCCTCAAACAATGCCTCCATCTGTATCTCTACGATGCTCTCGCAATCTCTGGCTACGGCTAGAATTAGAGTTGATGTATTTTCTGGCATAACTCTTTGGGAGCCATCCTCGATGACACCCTCTTCTTTGATCTCTTCATTGTCTGACATCTTAACTACTCTCTTTCGCCACTGGTGGCTTGTCTAGGTTGAAACTAATAGGCTTGTGGCTATCGACGATGTATATGGAGCCGCCTCTTATGTGGTTGCGGATGGCCTCTGCGCCATCTGTCTGCGCTACTCTTACAGTATAGCATCCTTCTGGAGTTGAGTAGTCTATCGCAGCTACACGCTTGCTGTGCTCAAGGAACACTGAAGCCTCTTTAGCCCCTGAGGTGATCATTAGAGCTGAGACCGGAGATGATCCCTGTGAGGGGTGGATAAGTCTTTCCTCAAACAGTGGCTTCAATGTGTCGATCCCGCCTTCTCTTACCGAAAGCTTTAGAATGCTGAAGTCACTTTTAGTTTCCCCATGCAAGTACAGCTCACTAAGAATATGCTGTGGATCAATGTTGTATACGAATTCTCCACTCTTGACAATGAAGACCCATCCTCCGTTAGAGGCTTCCTTTAGCTTTTCAGTCTGGTCGTCTCCTTGCTCAATGATGACAGATTCTACCTTGCAGTTGTTTTTAAGATTCCATTTTGTTCCCTCGTCCTCGGATACGTTGCCGTTTGACAAGATGGCGAACGTTAGACTTGGTATGTCCCATCCGGAACGATCTTTCAGTGCTGCCTGCATTATTGCTGCTTCCCACTTCTTACCAGCGAGATTCCAACTGTAGTTGCCAATGGCCAGGGAGCGGCCTTCTTCTCCCAGAGTCGATGCGTAGAAGTCGCTTGACAGAACTTTGTTCATGTTCTCTACTAGACTGTTTACACTAAAGATGGCCCTATTTTGCATAGTCTCTGCCTCTGTGTACATAGTTTCAACCTTGATCGGGAGTGCTCCTCCGTTGCGGTTCTTCTCGTACATTGAAGAGTAGTCTGTGCATGTCACTGGTACGCCGCAGGACTTAGCCTCTGTCGCTGGCATCCCGTCACCTTCGCAAATTGACGCTTGAACATACAGGTCCATTAGGTTGTAAATCTCATTAAGGGCCTCTTCGTCATAGCCCTTATTGGTGTTTGGCGTAGTCACCGTGTTCTTGCCGCATTTGGCACATGGTCTGGAGTTGAATCCCCATGTTGAAACACCCATAGCGTTGCAGGAGTGACAGATGTGGGAGAAAAGCACTCGATGCTCTAGACCATTCCTAAACACCGACTCGGGGATGTCGAATCCAACGTCTGGAATCCCCGTATGGAGAAGAAGTGCCGATAGCTCTCCAGTTTCTGGATACTTGTCTAGGAACTTCCCATACGAGTCGATGAGTCTGCTGAACAGCTTTCTGGGCTGGTTCCTCATAACGGATCCGACAATCTTTACTTCTGGACTGAGACCCCACTTCAACTTCACCTCGGACTTGTCCAATGGTTTGAACACCGCTGGGTCTGTGCCTGCCTGAGCAACTCTAGCTACTTCCAGCGGCACTATTCCGTGGCGCTTTGCAAGATCTGTTCTGGACTGATCCTCCATTACCTTTTTCCCGAAGTGGCTGTACGCCATAAGAGTGTCGGCCTTGCCATAGTCCTTTAGCCACTCCCATCTCTGGGGGTAGGAGTCTACGCAAGCCATCCAGATCACGTGACATTTTTTTGTTATGTTGTGATCGACTACGAATCTGTCCATCCAGTGGTCTCTATGGATTAAAACCACGTCCGGCTGAAAGTCTGTCATTACACTCTGGTACTTGAAAAGTCCGAATTGGTTATCTCTGTAGTTAGCTTGGTAAGCCTTCTGCTGCTCCTCGCCTATTGGCATGTTTCCGTAGAATTTCCAGGGAACTGAACTTACCCTGGGGTCAATGTCTCCCCCGTAGGAGCCTAGCTCTGCTACTGTCATATTTGGAATGGCATGGAGGTGTGTTAGAACCTCTCTTGTGTAAGTTGAAAAACCCGTATGAAGATAAGAAGCCTCTGATACGAATAGTACCTTGATCTCCTCGGCATCTTTGTTTACTCCGTTGTCTATCAGGGCCTGTAAGTCATCAAGGCTGTCATGGGATGAATCAAACTTGGCACCTTTGATATTGTCACGAATCTGTCCACCAGTCCTCAGGCTCACTTTCTGAACCTTGTCAGGGCTGCGCTTTTTACGCTTCTTAGCCATATCTTCTCCTTGTTTCCTTAAGTGTTTACAGGGCCTAAACTAATGAGGCTCCATGATAAACTATAGCAGTTTTGAATTGGTTTTTTGAATTTTACACTATTAAATAAGTAATAAAAGCCCCCAGAATCGCTAGCCTCGTATTGAGACAGGAAACTGGGGGCAGCTGTGTAAGATTTCCGAACCAAGTATAGTCACAAGGTTTGCACTTGCTTTAGTCTATATCAAATGGGAAGTACGGATCTTGTCAAGTTTAATGATAAGTGTTAGAACGGGCTGTCGGAACCAAATGGGTCTTCTCCGCCGAAGCTGGCGTCAGAGGCCGTCTCAGTTACTCGCTTGCTGGAGCCCTGGTCGCTTGACTTGCTGACGGCGGGGGCATTTGAGCCACTGCTTCGCCCTTTTCGGGAGTCTTGGGCATTCTTGATCTCGAATGCATTGACGAAGAACGTCTTTCTCTTATCGCCTGTTTCCTTGTCGTTCCACTCGTTGGCTCTGAGTGATCCACGTACCAAGAGAAGGTCGTCGCTGTTTACGAGCTCATTCACCTCTCCGGACGGATTCCACATCTCTACGTTTACATAGGTATGAAAACCCTTCTTGTCTAGGTTGTCGAGGGAGAATTTTAGAATGGTTCTCTCTCCATCGGGAAGTGTCACTAGCTTGACGAAACGAGCTAGTCCCTCGATGTACATTGTGTTGGTGTTTCCACGAGCGTTGTCTTTATTGTCACTGTCTGCCATTGTGGCCTTCTTTCTCTGTTTGGCCAACTTGGCCGGTTTTGATTACTTGCTGTCTTCCTCAAATGCTTTTGCTATGATGTGACTAAACTTGTCACAAATGAACTCCTCAAGCTCCCCTGTCTTCTTTGACCTTTGTGCTGACTTTGGAAGCCTGTCGAACTCTGATCTAACCACTATGTGTATTAGCTCATGGCATACCAGGGTGTCTAGGTTTACCCATTGTCCAAAATACTTGGGAGCATCTCTTCTAAACTGCACAGTTGCGACCTGTTCAATGGGGTGGCAGTGGGTTACGCATCCTAGTACGATTTCATCCGTATCCGTCGATGATAATGCCACACTATCAGACTCTTCCGTCTCAAACTCTTTAATCTTTGTATTCATGCTAATTGCGCTGCAGATAGCCACCTTTAGATCCCAACCGTCTAGGCCAAGAATCTTCTTGTACTTGGCGAGAACTGGTGAAACCATCGCCTTTGTTAGCCTAGGTGTTGGATTTTTCATTATAGCCCCTGAATGCTTTCTATGAGTGGTGCGCCGTCTCTTGACACCATGCCCTCGATAAAGCAGATATTGCCCTCTTTGACAACTGACTTAAACTTCTTAAAGGCATCTGAGAATATGATAGCATCCATGCTGAATGTTTTGTCTGATATTTTCAGGAATGCCATCTTGTTTCCGTTTCTGTCCGTTTTCGGTGCAACTCTCGTAAGGATCGCAATCGTCGAAAATCTCCTTTTGGGGATCTCGTGCTTGATATTCATGACCGTATGCGTACTCCTGGTATCTTCATAAATGTCCACCTCGCAGTACTTTAGGGGAATGCCTACATATAGCAGCTCCCTTGCCGCCATGTAGCGGTACTTATCCTCTGAATTGTTAAGCTCCTCGGCCTCTGACAAAAGTGCGTTGACCTTCTTCATTCTTGAGACATTGACGACCTTTGCATTAACATTGTCTGAGTTGAGCCAAGTCTTGAAAACATTGACCGCATCGAACACCCCATCGGAACCTGGAACGTTTACTGTTTTATTTGTTCTCGCAGTGCTCAAGTCAACGTCTCCTCCTCCTCCGGCTATCACTGAAAAGACTTTGAACTCCTTGTCTGTCATTGCCTTCAGGAGTCCAACAGTGCTGTGCAGCTTCACTCTCTCTATGTCTAGGAAGTCGAATGCACCCGCATACGCCAAAGCCTCTGCAACGTCCTTCTTGGCGCCCCTGAGGCCCAGCATGAAGCTATCCGCCCCGTTCGACTCGTCGTAGATCTTTTTTACCAGCTTTACTGAAGCCTTGCCAACCTTCTTGACCGACTTTAGACCGAAGTAGATGTCGTCTCCTGATATAGTAAAGTCGTCTTCTGAGTAAATGAGTGAGGGCGGCTTGATCGAAATCTTCCTCAGCTTTGCATCGTAAAAGATCTCTGAGATCTCCTCCTGTGGCTTCTGTTCGTTTTCTGACAGTTGCAGGAGTGAGCAGTAGAACTTCTGGGGGTGGTAGAACTTCGCATATGCTGTAGTGTAGGCCATCATTCCGTATGTAAGGGCATGTGACTTGTTGAATCCGTACTCTGCGCCCTTTTCAATCCATCCCCAAAGCTCCTCCGCCAACGGAACGTTCTTGTACTTCTCTACGCATCCATTCAGAAATCTCTTATGAAAGCTGGCCATGAGTTCTGGAATCTTCTTTCCAACAGCCTTCCTCAGCATGTCGGCCTCCTTGAGGTCGAATCCCCCAAATACCTTTACTACTTCAAGCATCTGCTCCTGGTATAGCATGACGCCGTATGTCTCTGCGAAGATTGGCTCTAGGTCGGGGTGAATGGTAGTCCACTCTCCACTTAGCTTGTTTCTCAGGTACTGGTCAGCCAACCCAGACTCAAGAACTGCTGGCCTAATCAATGAGACTAGTGCCGCAAGTTCATCAATATTTGAAGGCTTAACCTTCTTGGCCCAGTTCTCCCCTAGCTTTGACTCAAGTTGAAAGATGCCCTTGTTGTTTCCACGACATATTGACTTGTATACGTCCAAGTCGTCGAACTCTCCAACACGCTCCTTGAAGTCTGGCATTGTGCGGGCAACCACTGATAATGTCTTAAGCCCCAGGAGGTCCAGCTTCATGTACCCCAGCTTCTCGATGTCGTACATGTCGAAACCTGTTAGAAGTGACTTCTTGTTGGCATCCCAACAGCAGGGTATGGCACCAAACAGGGTCTCGTCTGCGATCAGCACTGCACATGCGTGGGTGGATCTGTTTCTGTTAACACCCTCAAGCTTCTTTGCAATCTCAAACGTCTTCTTTAGCTTCTTTCTTCGGTCAGCAGCTAGGGCTCTCAGCTCCTTGGCCTTGGACGGGTCACTCTTGGCATCCTTTGCCCACTGGATTATGTCCTCGTCAATGCCCTCTTCCGCCTTCTTGAAGACGCTCAATCTGTCGATTACGTCCTGAATGCCCTTGTTCTTGTCTGGAACATTCTTGGTAAGCCTATTCAGGTACTCGTGGGTTAAACCCATCACCTTTCCAACATCCTTTAGTGCGCCCTTTACAGACAGAGTGTTGATAGTCATCATGGGAAGAACACGGTCTTTTCCGAATTCATCCTTTAGATACTGTAGAACCTCGTCTCTTCGGTCGATCTGAATGTCTAGATCTACGTCTGGCATGGATCCTTTTCTTCCATGATTCCAGAATCTCTCCCACAGTAGGCCGTACTTAATAGGATCTGCGTACTGAGTGACTTTTAGTAGATATAGAACGAGTGATCCCGCACAGGAGCCTCGTCCGAATCCTCTGAGGATCTCGTTATCGTCACAGAATTTGCACACCTGGAACACGATCATGAAGTAATGCTGTAGTCCTGCATCCTCGACCTCAGCTAGTTCACGCTGTATTCGTGCAACGTACTCACTCTTGTTCTCCTTGCTCTCTATGTCGAACTCTGCCCAAGCCAACTTGCATAGCTCGTAGAGCTCCGCCATGCATTCCTTGTCTGACATCCCCTTGTATCTAGGCGTCTTCATTCCACCCAGCTCCATGCTTATGTCAATTGAGTCGGCAATCTCCTGGGACATGTTGACTTCGGCGGGTGTGAACTTTGTAAGCATCTCCTCCGCTGATCTTTGATAGTAGTCAAATCCATTGAACACAATGCGACACCCTTTGGTCACTCCCTTGGCGTGGTCTAGTACTGGAGTGTCTAGAGTGGCTCTTGCGTCGATAGCCTTTAGGACTTCATGAGCAAAGGCATCGGAACTATTGACGTAGTGTCCGTCATTGGTAGCTACCGCCCTCAGTCCTAGCTCCTCTGCCACCTGCCTACAATTGGCTAGGATTAGCTCCTGCTCTGGAATATAGATCTTTCCATCGTCGTTTACTCGTTGAAGCTCAACGTAGGTGTTGTCTTCTCCGAATACGGATACCATGTGTTTTACATGCTCCTTACCTTCTTCGTAGGTGTCGTGTACAAATGCATGGTTTGATGGAGAATTCATGCACCCTGTCAGACAGATTACTCCCTCTGAATATTTATTAAACTCTTTCCACGAAACTCTCGGTCGGTAGAAGAACCCACCGCCGTCTGCCACTGGCACGTTTGCCCAAGTTGTCATCTTGTATAGATTTGAGAGTCCGACGTTATTCTTGGCAATAAGCGTGATATGTCTAGACTTGCGAACCTTGTCCTCGTGGTCGTGTGTGAAGTAAAATTCGCTACCAAGGATTGGTTTAATTCCAGCCTTGATACATTCCTCGTAAGCCTTCACGGCTCCGAACATGTTGCCGTGATCTGTCAAACAGTATGCATTTTGTCCTAGCTCCACAGCCCTAGCAACCGCATCCTTAGGCTTGGAAAGAGCGTCCAATAGTGAGTAATGGGAGTGGTTGTGCAGCGATACGTAGGATGCGCCCCGTGTGATGTCTGAATCCTCTGCCTTATCACACATGACTTTCTCCGTCTACTCTCTTCCATGTATTAAAATCCGGGCACCAGTACAGCCCCTGCTCTTCTCTCACGATGGTTGCAAACTTATCACGCTTCTTCTCGGTCTTAGACTGGCGAGCAAGCCGCATCTCTTTAGTTGGTCGCAGGGGGAATCTCGGTTGAAACCTGAAACACTTGGGGCTGACTTCACGCTTCCTCCAGCGGAGGATGCCGTGCCCCTCGTCTGTAGTGCCAAGAGCCAAGACGAAAACGACCTTCCAGCCCTTGCGTTTGCCCTTTTTTAGATCACGATAATACCAACCAGACTCAACCCCTTGCTTGGTTTGGATCTGACAGTAGTAGTCGTCACTTAAATCGACAGGAGGCTCGCTCCAGTCTTCTAATTCTAATATACTCATTATTTTTTCCTTCTAAGACATGGTAGCATTATTAAACCTCTGAAAACAAGTATTTTCCAAAAGCTTTTTTCACCCTGTCCTGATAGCCCTTCGGATTTATTCCGTAAGTTGCAGCTGCTACAGAGCTTATGAGACTGTTTCCATCCTGTGGAGTGAAGCAGAATCCTGTTACAATACTGTCGTTCTGGACGCTCAGGCTTTCTAGGTTGATTACTGTCTGGTTTAGGATCCTGCCATATAGGCCATAGTCTCTACCGAAGCTGAACACCTTGTTGCTATCGCTCTTGTGGGTAACAGCCATCATCTCGTTCTCTGAGATCTGCTGACGAACTAAGTCCAATGTCGTGCCAGTAGTTTCAATCCTAAATCGGATTCCGTGCATGTACTGACTCGGTATCTTGCAAGCACTGGAGAACACTGTTGGCTCATCCTCTGTCCCCAGGTGTATGCCCTTGGTTGACATGATAGCATGCAAGTCTTTTGCGTGGTGTGTTCCAAAGCTGCTGCTGTGAGCTCCCACACTTAGGGCTGGGGAGAACGAAGAGGTCTGGCTAATGTCGTTAGTTCTTCTTATGCATGTGAAGTCAGCACTCACGAAGTCAGTCGGGTCGTGTCCACCATCCATTCCAATGGTCTGGACTAGGGCTGCTAAGTTATGGGTATTACAGGATACAATCTGGTGGAATCGCTCTTGATACCAGTCTTGGCCCTGTAGCACTTCGTCGTTGATGCCGAAAGCGTACTTCTTTCCAAACCCATCCTCCGATCCTTGAGCGATGAACATTCTTGTAGTGGTATTCCTGTAGTAGAACTTCTCCTTGTTCTCTAGACCTATTCCGCCTGGAGTGCAGTCGATGATAACAGTGGCTCTATCGATTGCCTCTTCCGAAGTAAAGGATGGCTCAATGCCCATATCGACAAACCCAGACTTATTGTCGGTAGCCAGGAGGGCTCCAGTCTCAATCAGTTGTACAACTTTTGAGCGATCTGTAAGAAGAGGGGTTCTCTTGTTGAATGTAACTTGGTCGAATCCAAGGACGTCTTTGGCCCTGGACAGCATCCCGATCAGGGGCTCTCCGATAGTGCCTGTTCCGATTACATGTACGATTTTCATTATATACCTCTTTCGCAATAGTCTACCACAGGTGCGGAGCTATCTGCCACACTAGCCCCAAATGTATTCGTGAATCATGAACAGCAGGATACTTGATGGAATGTGAAATATGGCGATCATTACCGCTATGTCAAAGCTTCCTGTTAGCCAGAATGCTATTCCCATTGCCAATGCTGTCGATGTTAACTTCCAGGATACTGCCTTCATGAAACTTCTTTTTAGAGACTTCTTCATGTTATTTCCTATTCTACTATCTGTAGTCGTCAGGGTCTAGGTCTAAATCCTCTAGGGATCCAAAATCGTCAACTGTCAAAGATGAGTCTTCTTCCATCTTTCGACCAAGCTTCTCTGTGACATCATCGCATAGCTTTTGGTCGCAAAGGTATTTGCAGATGTGAGATGGCCTGTCCCCCCAGGATGTATCCCTTATTCTGTCTGGAACCTCTATATCCTTGATGCCCTCGTATATCTCTGCTATCTCCGCCAGGATTCCTTCTTCTGTATTGTCTCCAAAGCATGGTGTGATAGACTTAATACCTTCGTTTACATACATCACTGTCACCATGTGATTCTTGTACTGTGGATACTTCCTTCTTGCTGCAAGATAGTACAGTCTTAGCTGTATGTCCTTCTCGGCAGCATTGTATGACATCTTGAAACGTCCTGTCTTATAGTCTATTATCTCAATTGTGTCTTCGTCTATCTCTATAACCATATCTATCAGGCCATTAAGTTTTACCTCGTGACCATCTGCCGCAATGAACGGTATCTCAAATTTGTCCTCTGTGGCAATTATCTTCTTCTCTGGAACGAATATGCCTGCTGGCCCCGTAGCAGACAGGACCCTCTTTACCATGTTCTGGGCTTCCATCCATGAGTTCCATGGACAGCCTGCAAACTCTTCTATATTTGTCTCTACTAGTCCACACTTTCCTGCGGAAAAGGCTGGACAGGTCTCGCAAGACTTCTCCACCTTGGCGATATGACGGCACCACCTCCATGACTTAAGTCCTGCATAAGCCCTCTTCTGGAGAATATTCTTCCAATTCTTCTCTAGGTCTTCGCAGGTTCTTCCTTCTTCATCTTTGCCATTTAGAGTTGCCTGTGCATACATCTCGTAAATCCAATGCAGCTCTGATCCCAGCTCTGCAGCAAAGGAGGGTTTCCCCTGTGCGAACAGGCCGTAGGATAATAGGTACTTCATTGGACACATTACAAATGTCTTCATCTTGGATGCTGATAGTCTGTCTGGCTTTTTCATATTTTTCCTTAGCGTTTCGGGGGCAATGTGCCGGGGATCACTTGTCCGCCACGGCTTTGTAGCTCGTAGCCCCAGCCCTCGACTCCGGATCCTGCGCCGTCTCCTCCGTCGCCTTCTCCATCGCCCTCTCCTCCGTCTCCGTCTCCTTCGCCACCCTCTCCCTTTGTCTCGAACGTTGAGGGGGTTCCGCCTCCCATGGTCAATCTTTCTCCCTCAAGCCCCTCTTCCGCATCCTCAAGATACGGCAAGGCAACTAGCTGGTCGCCTATTAACCATAGGATGATCCTATTCTTGCCCTCTATCCTGAAGAACACTACTGTGAACTTGCTGGGCATCTCGCTCCATGTCATCTCAACTGGCTGACCCAGGGCTGCCTTGTAGTTGCTGTATGCTGACATCGACGAAAAGAGGATTGCTATTGCGGCAATGAAGGCTAACAGATGTGACTTCCTAGAGGCAACTGCTACTGCTATGAATGAACATATTGACAGTACGACGATGCTTATTAGAAATTCCATTATTGACCTACGATATATCTAGGGTTTACGTCCAGAACACGGAAGTACGATCTACTGATACCCGCATCTTCTGACTCGATGGAGAAGCTTAGGGCGCTTGCCTCATGACCAGCTCCATTTAGAACTACGATTCCGGTCCAAGCTACTCTTTTTCTTTCTACATCCTGAATAACAAATGTCGCAACAACCTCTAGAGCTAAATCTCTTCCTCCGAAGTAGTGAGCACTGAGACTGTACTCACCCTCTAGCACTCCACGCATTGTCATTATTTCCTCATTGGGATGAATGAATGTAGTTGTTCCATTTCTGTCGGTGTAGCTTCTAGTGGAAGTAACATCTAGGTCGAGATGGATTGGACCCGACTCACGTCTTCCGTAATAAACTCTCTCCCCTCCGGGAGTCTTTAGCCACATATCTATATCGCAGTCTTCCATCCATGTCATAGTTATGATGTAGGTGGCGCCCGATTCAATGTCTGAATCCTTGTCTTCACTTGGACTATTGACAAGAAGAAATGAAAGGAAAAACAGGCACACAAACGTCAGTAGAAGATTGAATAACAGGTCAATGGTTACACTGCTGTTGTTCTTACTAAACATCTGATTAAACCCACTTGATCTCAAAGAACCGCTTTTGGAGTCCGAGTAGGATTGATGAGGTTAGACCAACCAGAGTAGTGGTTAGTGCTGTTCCGATTCCTGAAGACATTGCTACTAGAGATGACTTTAGAGACTCCGGGTCTTCAATGTTTAGGTTTCCGAATGCTCCAGAGATCATGACGATTAGGCCGATGACCGTACCGAGCAACCCCAGTGACGTGCATAGTTCAGAAAGGTAGTCCATGACACCCTGTCCGAGGTTTTCGCCCTTGTATAGTCTAACTCCATAGTAGGCTGACCCAGATGCCAGGATAGCTACGATAACCCAACTCAAACCAGTTGAGTCGTTCTCTGAGAGGAACCTTGCTCCCCCTGCTAGGAATACGCCAGACACAACTGTCATCATTGCACAAGCCAGGATCCACCATCTTACGAAGGGTCCATTGTTTTGAAGAGATCTCTTGAAGCTTCGTAGCATTACTTTCCTCCCTTTGGAAAACATGTATTCCACATGATGGTATCCCTGCCCCTGGCTAGGCTCCAGATATGGCTGCTTACGCACATGGAAACCCAGTCAGGGTTAGGCACAAAGTCTAGGCTCTTTACTTCTTTGACTAGCATAGGCCTGGACGTTCCGTCAATGGCCTCTGCGTTAAGCACCCCATCGGCATCGCCGTACTCTGACTCATAGAGAACAACGTTTTCTCCACTCTCTATTCGGCCTATCATGGCCAGGGCTGCATCTCTATCTTTGTGAGATGACATTATAATCTCTCGTAGCGTCTGTTTATTGTTGTCCACTGTATAGACCTAACTCTCTTAGTGATTCTTCCACGAATGGTATCACATGATTAACTGTTGGAATTTCCTCGGCTCGTACTATCTTTGCAAACTTGTGTTCCGGAATGAGGTCAACACTGGCCTCGCTGCCATGAGTGTCTCCGAATACGTCTCTATCTATCTTAACGGTGTAACCGCCCATTGCATTTATTGCTTCAACTTCATTCAGGAATCTTACATCGGTAACGAATACTACTGCTGGATCTCCTGATCCCTCTGTTTGGTCGAAGTCACCACGGTTGATCCTGCTTTTTAGAACGTTTATCCACCAGTTCTTATGTATGCCACGGAAAACGTCCGTGCCTAGAACCTGTAGCAACTCTCTAACCGTTATTGTGTCGTCAACTAATCTTCCTTGGCCCATTACGATGCCCTCATTGAAGAAGTCTCCCCACTGGCCTATCCCTTTATTTTTGTCTGCATCAGTGCCCCATGGTAAGGATTTGTCCACTCCGCAGTAGTCTATCGCAAACTGCTTTAATGGGGAGGCTATCGCAATCTTCGCCGAAGACAGCCCTATGTCTGACACTATGTTGCACCCGAAGTCAGCAAACGTATCTTTGCCTGCCTGCTTCTTTCCACATACTCCTACGACGATCATCTTTTTCCCCTTAGCATTTCTTTGATTATTGAAGCACTCATGTCTCCCACATCCTGACCTTGAGTAGGTGGGTACATTACAGTTGTCTTTATTCCTGACTTATTGAGCTTCTTTACGTTGGACGTCTCGTTCCGGTGTCCGCCATCGTCGTTGTCCATGAAGAGTATGACCTTTGTTACGCCCATCTTCTTCATCACGCACACCTGACCATTTGTTAGGGATGACCCCATAACTGCCACGCTGTTCCAGAAGCCAGCCTCGCATAGTCTTGCTACGTCCCATGGTCCCTCTGACACGACGATAGTCGAAAGCTTCCACTCGTTGATAGCACGTTTGCACAGGTCAATGTTCAACATATTTACAGATTTTTTAAACCTGCTATGTCGCCATTTGGGGGAGTGGGGGTCGTCATCCGTCTTTCTTCCGCTAAATCCAACAAGATTGCCTACAATGTTCTTAACTGGAAACACTAGCCTTCCGTCCATTACTCCATATCTAGATATGCCTACTCCCATTTTTCTGAGGACAGACTCGTCGAATCCACGTTCTGTGGCATATGACAGGTTCTTGCCCAGACGGTTAAGTATGTGGTCGGGAAAAGTCTCCTGCTCAAGGTGCATCTTGGCAAAATCTTCCTGAGCCCTCTTTGGTAAATCCTCGGAGGATACACGGTCAAGGTCTCCGGACTTGATGAGGCTATCTATGATTTTCCTCGATAATGGGATGGCCTTTCTTCGCTCTATGTCTGATATAGATGCAATCAGACCTATCATGTCAGAGCCTTTCTCCGAATGGCACCCAGCTGTCCAGCAAAACCAGCAGTTTTTCTCCCTGTAGTAGGAGAATCCAGTTGGGTTGTCTCCGCCGTGGCAGCAGGATGGTCCTCTTAGGTCGTCTCCGATATCTACGAAGTCGTCAATATCTATTTCCAAATGCTCAAGAACAGCCTCAATGTTGTTTCCGAGGGTTGCATTCATGTCATCTATGGTCATGGTGTGCTTATCCACGTGCTGCCTCATCATATGGGAGTTCCAATGTTCGTTCTACAATCCTACAGGTTACTTGATCCTTTTTAAACCTTGGATCCTTGGCGTCGATATACAGGCCAATATGCCTCCCCTGTGTTCCTGGCCCATGTCTGCACTCCGCTACCACCAGCTTCATATTCGTAAGAGTCGCTTCCTGCTCTGCGTACTCCTCTGCGTTGTGAATAGATGCAGTTATCTCGGCATCGGACTTCTTGGCCAGGATGCTGAAATTGTCGCACAGCCAGATGATCCTGTCTGATCCAGATATAGTAGTAGCATCTTCCATCTCTACTCCTGACCTGTTCTGTTGTGCAAGGGCAAGCATTGATCCGCCGTAGTCTCTCATTAGGTCGTGAAGTGCGCTCATCCTGTACCCTAGAGCCTCGTACTCTTTATCGTCCCCTTTGTCTCTTGAGTTCATCAGCTTCAGGTAGTCGAGAATAACGACAGCCCTGTTCCACTGTCCTGACTCATCCTTGCCGACCCTTCGTGCGAACCACCTTCTTATCACTGAAGTCTGTTGCTCTAGGCTCCATCCTCCGATTTGAACATAGTCAAGTGGCATCTCTTCAATGGCAGGGATCACCCCCTTGATAGCGTTGGACATATTCTCGTCCTTCACGAATTTTCCTGTTTCAATCGCACTTAGGGGAATGTTAGCCATTATTGCTGTCATCCTTGACATCTGCAACTCGAATGATAGCTCTGTATCTAGGTATAGAACTGGAACGCCCTGTGACGCTATGTTCTTGGCCATGGTCAGTGCTAGGAAAGACTTGTGTCTCTTTGGTCGGGCTGCGATCACGTTCACTGTGCCTCGCCTCATGCCTCCCCCGACTGCTTCATCCCACAGGTCGAATCCCGTCTTTACCCCAGTCTCAATTTGTCCCTCTAGAGCCTCTGTTGCGACCTTGTTTAGCCATCCAGTATACGAATCACCAATGTCGATCATGTCCTCTCCACGGAACAGGCCGGTGGTAAAGTCGTAAACACCCTTTTCCACTAGGTTGATCATATCGTTGGCAGATGCTGTGTTCTTCACATCGTTATTGACGCCCTCTAGGAACCTGCTTATCTTGTCACGGTAGGATGAGTCGACGACAGACTTGATGTGTTGCTTAGCTTCACTATCGCTTGGTGGGTTTGTATCGTATATTTCAGCGATTGCGGAATGGTAGGCGTCCCCCGACCTTTTGTAGTCCGCTGGAAACTCTCGTGCCACCCGCTCCTCTAGGAGAACTTGGTCGATGGCTCGTCCGTCCGTGTGAGACGCACTCTCCGATGCCATGTCCTTCGCTACTCTGTATATGTTTGACGCAACCCGTGAGGAAAAGTCCTCGGAGTCTATCAGTATTCCATCGATGTCAAATACTTTGTCGCAATTCTTAACTATGTACGCCAGAACTGACTTTTCTGACTTGCGACTTAGAGACTTAGCCATTTGAAATTCCTTGCTTGATGGGAGCTCTGCTATCCATTGCTATGTCTCCTTCTTAGGTAGCTCTCAAGTGACCTTAATGTTGCGTCCACCCCACTGGGCAGATCTCCTATTTTTTCCAATTGCATTCTTGCCGACACTAGGCTGACCTCATACTTTGACACGTCTTGACTGGAAGATATGACAGCCTCCCTCTTGGCGGTGTATGGTAGAAACTTATCAACTGTATCTATATTGTCTGCCACGAACCTATTTATGACGCTGTTGAGTCCAGTTATGAACGCCTTTAGACTGCTATGCTTGTTCTTGAGTATTGTAGCATACGAGTGAGTCTTGAAAATGAAATCTTCTATCTCCTCTGTCGTCCTACCCCTGAGCCCCTCGCTTTGAAACTCGACTATCTCGCCCAGTCCAAGCTTGCACATGTCTGAATCCATGTTCGGCATTTTGAATCTGGAACAGAATTCCTTCATCTCCTCTATGAGTTTATTATCCATCGATTAACTCCGCCAAGCTCTCTACTTCCTCTATTGAGGATACCCTTATTAACTTTATATTATTAGCAATGCACCACTGTTCTTTTTTCACATCATTCAATTTCTGACGTGCAAAGTTAGCCCTTGTTCCGTGGAAATGAGGAACGAACTCGCTATGCTGTCTTCCGTCCGCTTCAAATGCTAACCTTATTCCGCTCAGTATCACAAAGTCGATAGATAGAACTGGACTTAGCCCAACTGTCGGGAACTCCTCTAGTATACCATAGCCGGGGAGAACCTCCCTTATTTTTGAGAACAGGGCATCACTCAACTTGGAAGCACGGGCATTCATCCTGGCATGCTTTCGATAGTTGAGCTCCTTGCTATGCTCTCTGCCATCTAGGTCGAAGAATATCATCCTAGAAGCTCCGATAGCTTCTTCTCTAATCCCAACATTATCTCGGGGTTATCCTCTAGATGTCTTATGGCGGGGAACACGCCCTGGAACTTGTCTTCACCTATCGTGATCCATGCACCCTTCTTGTCAACTAGCCCGAAGCTAAGTGCTTGCTCAAACACATCGTACTCTCGGCTAAATCCTTTTCCGTAGATAAGCGTACTCTGGGCCTTCTTACCCTTGCCCTGGAATCGGTTCTTCATGGTCTCGGCTTCGACAGTGTGACCGATGATGTCTTCGCCGACTTTTATCTTTCCCTTGACCTTGAATCGAACGATAAGATCGCAGTTATGCTTCAGTGCGTTTCCACCGGGCAACTTGTCGGCGTATCCGTAGGCGTCAAGATTCTCCCTCTTCTGGTTGATTAGGAGAAGGACGCTGTGGTTATCAAAACATAGATTCTTTGCATCTGCGATGAATGGTGTGAAGAGTCTTGCCAGTGGTGCCATGAAGTGCTTGCCAGACTCAGCTTCCAGGACTGCCTTTGGGTGGCATGCTGGGATTGAATCAAGAACACAGAACGCCTTTGGTACGGTTCTTAGCACGTGCTTGATGGCATCTAGACAGCTTTCTCCATCTGGGGCTGTAATCCAGTTGACCTTAGCTGCGTCAAGCTCTGGGAAGCAGTCGATTAGGGATTGGTTTACGGCCCTCTCCTGGTTAAAGTAGAAGCAGTCCAGTCCTTGCTTCTGTGCTGATACTAGGGCTTGCAGGGAGACGGTTGTCTTGCCGGAGTTCTCTCCTCCGTAGTACATTATCACACCGTTCGGAATTCCGGGCTCATCCCCTAGAATACTATTCACCGAGTACATTCCACTGTCTACATAGTACGGACTCTTGAAGTCTGCCGTGTCGTTAGTGAGGTTGACACCCATACCCTCTAGAGCCTTCGCTATATCTAGTGTGTCTTTCTTGTCGGTCTTCTTTGTCGCCTTCTTGTTCTTATTTGTCATCCGTCTCTCCTGTGTCCTTTAGGTTCTGAAATTTTGGAGCCTTATTCTTTTCTACTGTCACATCGAAGAATCTCTCACCATTGTCCTCCTTGGGAGCTTGGGCCTCGATGACTTCCTCTTTCGTTATCTTGGTTGCGCCATGTATCTTTCTCATCTTCTCATCCGTATCGTAGCGTCCGGCGATGTACCATAGTATCTTACTGAACACATCGACTGGATTGTTGCCGAAGATGGGTGTTTCGTATTTTTTAAATTTCCACTTCTTGACGCCCATAAGTATTTGCTTGTAATGATCCTTAACCTGCTTGTGAGCTGTGGAGTCTTTCCTCCAGAAGTATGGTGGCTGTTTTCCATAGATCATCGTACATGATATCTCTGCAAGGATGTGGGGAACTCCGAAGATCTGGCCTGGAGTTGTTATTGACTGGTGAAGCCCACCCTTGGCCCTCTCGACCTCCTGCCTCTTGCTGAAGATGGCGTTACAGGTCTTGCAGTCCCTCTTGGTTCTCTTGATCCCTTTGTAGGTGGGATGCTTACTGCATTTCATCCAGTTTGCTCTCAATCATTCTCCAGAGAACATTGGCCATCTTTATCCTTGGCCTGCTCTTTATTGGACTTGGGCCACGTGAGACAACTGATCTCTTGTGGGTGTATCTTCTGCCGCTGTGGTTAATAGCAATGGCCTTGCCAGTATTTTTCTTTATTTCCTTGGCTATTTCTTTGGCGACCTCTGATGCAGTCTTAACCTCTGACCCTGGAAGGTTTAACACCAGTAGTCCTCCACGGTCTAACATTTTGACTATCTCATATATTGAGGCTATGAAGTCTGATATGTGAAGATAGGCCCGACTACTGTTAGGATCTTTGAGTACGTTTATTCTCCCACTGCTCACTGCCTCATTTATAAACCTACAAACTATCTGACTGGAGCCTATGTGTTGAGCCCCATAAACGCTGGGAACCCTCACTATTGCAGTAGGCAGATTGAACTTTTCGTAGAACGTCCTTACCAGTGACTCCCCATACTGACGACTAAGGTAGTAGGCACTCGACATCTGAGATCCATCAATTGGAGAAAGAGGGGTAGGGGAGCTGCAGTACAGCATCCTGCATGTTGTGTCTGAGCAGTAGTCAAGACAGTTTATTAATCCATCTATATTGGTGTCGAATACATCGGCCCCAGAACCCTTGTCCGGATTGGGGAGGAATATGATCTTCCTTACACCGCCCGGTATGTCCAGATTAGAGATGTCTTCCCTGATGAATGTAAAGTTGTCTCTTTGATATAAGTCCTCTATGTTGACAAGGCTCCCTGTGGACACGTTGTCCACGGCGATTACCCTCTCTCCAAGGTTACACAGGTGTCTACATATCTCAGAGCCGAGCCCTCCGGCCCCTCCTACGACAAGTATACCTCTAGGTGGCGCATTACCTTTTCCCATCCTGGAAATCCTCCGATTATTCTGTCATCTATATACCTATCGGCAGCTACTTTTCTGGGATCTGTTCCCCAGTGCTCCAGCTCCGTGGTAGTATTTTCATTTATAAAGTCAAATGGTATGCCCATTGATACTAGCCAATGTCTGGCATCCCCAAGCTGTTCGTTCGTTCTACAGGTCCAGATTACTATCTCTGCCCCAAGCTCTTTTATCCTTCTTATGGACTCAACGGCACCCTCGATAGCCTCCCCTATTTCTGGGTAGCTCTCATGCACTATTGTTCCATCGAAGTCTATTGCTATTACTTTCTTCCTGTCCATGAGCCACCTACGGGTTCATAAGCAGCATCACGTCTCGGTCTAGAATTGCGAGGGGTAGTATGTGTTCGATGCCAGTAAAGGCTCCGAAGTCCTCTCCAATTCTCAGTGTGACGATACCTATGTACTTTCCGTCTGATGTGTAAACTCCTCCACCACTGTTTCCGCCGGTGAACACTCTGGACACCAAGTGTCCTATGAATGTGCCAGGATTTCTAAATGAAAGCGTTCGTAGATTCCTCTGAACTAGCCTGTTTCTGAATATAATGGGATTGACCATCATGGGGGATCCTGCTACAAGCAAGTCAGACCCAATTACCAACCTGGACGCCCTTGGTGTTCCAGCCATCTCAACAGCCTTCACGTCTGATAACCACATGCATCCCGGCTTCAGATCAACTATAATGAACGCAGCATCTACAGCTTCGTACCTAATAATCTTGTATGATGATACCAGGAGGGAAGTCTGTGGCAGAAATCGTTCCTCTGCTCTGATTTCGCCTGTGTCATCTCGTAGATATCTTGATATGCTATAGAGTGACACGTCTCTGGTTATAATCTCGCCTCCCAGCATCTCAGAGAACAATGTCGGAGTCAGGACATGATTTGCTGTGGCTATAACAACACGCCTTACTACTCCCAGTTCTCCAGTGTGAGATCCATTGAAGATTATTGTACCACTTCCTCCAGAGCTAATCCTATTATGATCCATCTCTGTGCTCATCAGTATTTTTACCGTTGCTCCCAGGACTCTATTCTGGATGTCTGTGTCTATGTCCTCTGCCACAGTAAATGTCATTGGAGCTACTGCCAGTAGGGCAATCGCAAGTATCTTATTCATTTTATCTCCTTGCTGGAAAGATGCGCCGGGGGAGCCAACCTAATGACTCCCCCTTCGCACACTTCGGGAAAAGTGTCGCTATTACTCTACGTTGTTTAGCTCTCCTACGGAAGCTTCGATCCTTCGGACAAGCTCGTCTCGTGCTATCTCGGCTAGGCCCAGTGACCTCAACTGCAATAGAATGAAGTCGATGGCAAGTTGTAGCTTGGCGCTTCCGCTGGACTCTTTGCCTTCTGCGGCTAGCTTAGAAGCCTCTTGCTCTGCGTACATAACGGCTTGCCCAATAAGGGCTGTAACCAAGGCTTCAAGGGTTGTGGTCTCGCTAATTCCGGCCATTGTGAGGACCTTCTTTGCGAGTAGAGTCAGCCATAGAACGAGAGGTGCTCCTAGGATGATTACAATAAGTGGTAGGAATTGCTGAATTGCTTCTAACATTATTTCCTTGCCTTTCTGTTGATCTTGGAGTTTAGTTTCTTAAACAACTCCATAGCTTGGTTTTTCGTGAGTTCCTCAAGTACGACGATATCCGCCATCTCTTGGATCTCCTCTAAAGTAACCCCATGTTGGAGCATGTATTTATTCTTGAGTACGGCCATCTGGCCATCTTCGATTGGTGTGTCTTCGCTAACAATGTCTACACCATTCAAGTCTTTGATCTCTTCTGCCGAACAGACGTCTACCCCAAGGGCGAACCTTAGGGCTCTACTCGATGCTCTGGTCTCTGCCATAGCGGTCGTGTAGATATCAAAGCCCCCTTTAGCGGATGACTTCCTGCAGTCTGCAGCAGCGGAGAATGTGCTGCCGTCAGTGAACTTATAGCTTACTGTTACGGTTGCACTCCACTCGTTTCCTCGGTCAGGACATTGATTAACCTGTACGCTCTTGCCAGCGATGCCCAGCACCGCCTTGGCAACCCTGAGCAACGGGTCGTGTCTTACGAAGTGATCCCTATCCGTCACAACAAAGTCATTTACTGAAAAGTGATCCTTAAGAGTGAACTGGTCACCGCTTATAGGGTTTGCTTTTTGGTTCAGGAAATCCATGTGTCGTCGCCTCTTTCTGTTTCGGCTTCAATATTCTGATCGTCAAACTGGACCACTCCAGTTACACGATTGAAATTTCTATCCGTACTGCTGTCTGTAGTGTCGGGAGTGCTGGACGTTTTCCTATTCTTGTGGAACAAGGTCATGGCTGTTGAGATGTTTCTGATCTCTACTCCACGCTTTATAAGGCGTCTTTTTATGGTCATTACAGGAATTCCGTATTCAAGAGATAATGCCCTTAGAGACATTGACTCATCCTGATATTTTCGTGCAATCTCATCGTCATTGTCGTGTGTGTATTTGGTTGGTCTTCCCATTTTTTTGTCCAGAACCTCTCATATTAAAAGTTTAGTAGTTGCTCGCTAACGATTGAATCTTCTTTTACAGGTCCGACATATCTGCTGTCATATGACAGTCTCCTATTGTCTCCTGCGATGAAGTACTCACCATCTAATAGCATTATGTTGGTCTCATTTTGTACGTCTATACTGCTATATTTAAATTTTTGTGAAATTAAATCTGGCTCCCCATTTACCTCTAAGTAGTTACCACTAATGAAGATACGATCATCCGGAATTCCTATAACTCGTTTAACCCAGTATTCTCCATCTTTGATTGGTGACCTTACTGTAACTATGTCTCCACGGTTTATAGGAGTATAAGAGCAGGTTAGGGAGTGACTGCCATCTGACAATGTTGGCATCATGGATACGCCTGAGATCTTCCATACCTTCAGGCCTCCTGCGATAAACAGCGCTTGCAGTATTAAGAGAAATCCTGCGGCTATTAGTACGCATTTTGCCATGTATCTTGCAAACTTTAGCGACTTAGTTATCAATGATATCATGCTGTACCCTTTCATCTATGTTTATTTCGGTCGTACTCTCTCGGTCTGGTCCAAATGACACGATGCTGACCGGAACTCCAACAAATTCTTCTAGCTTTGCTATGAATTCATGGTAGGATCCGCCGTCTTTCCATCCTGGCCATTTTTCCCAGATGGGCTCACACACATTCCATTGTTCGCCATATGGGAATTCGAGAGTGTCTGTTATCTCTGACGCTCCTATAGTGTACCCCACACAGACGGGGATTGCATCTAGGTTGCTTAGGATGTCCATTTTAGTTAGAGCGATCTCTGTGACTCCACCAATCTCAACTGCATATTTGAGTGCCATGACATCAAGCCATCCACACTTCCGTGGTCGCCCTGTGGTGGCACCGAACTCTCCACCTAGTGTTCTGACAGCCTCGTCGTCTTCTTCCGTCATGGCGGACGTGAAGGGCCCTGCGCCTACTCTGGTGGAGTATGGCTTAGATACGCCGATCACCCTATCTAGCTTGCCGAAGGAGAATCCTGCGCCTGTTCCGACTGTGTGGGCTGTGCAGTTAGAGGATGTGACATAAGGGTATTGACCCATATCAACGTCTAGTAGGACTCCTTGAGCCCCCTCGAAGAAGATTCTCTTGCCTTCCCCGTGCAGTCTATTAATCATTACTTCAGTGTTGACTATTCTTCCTCTGAAGGTTGCTGCAAATACGGGGAATCTAGCTAGGACATCCTGAGCTGCCATTCCGGCTGTTACGCCAGTCCTGTTGGCCTTCGACTCGTATGTTGGCCCAATTCCGGTCTTCGTCGTGCCGAGCATCTGAGTGCGCTCCCTGTACTCGTCCACCTCAAGGGCTTCTTCTGTTACTAGATGCGCCTTGTTGGATATGAAGATTCTGCTGACTAGGCTTCCTGCTGTCTCTCCCAGGAGTGATGCAACTTGATGGATCTCCTCAACCAATGCGGTGGGATTTATAACCATTCCGTTTCCTAGAATGCAGACTATTTCAGGGTTTACTATTCCAACGGGAAGCATGTGGGTGACGATCTTCTCTCCGTTGTGCCAAATCGTATGGCCAGCGTTTCCGCCACCCTGAAACCTGCACGATACATCATAATTGTCAGACAAGAAGTGCGAGATCTTACCCTTGCCCTCATCGCCCCACTGTAGTCCTATTAGACATGTCGCCACGTCATCCCCCTTTATACTGGTAGATCGTCTGATCCATGGACCTTTGTTCTTCGAGCAACTATTTGATTGCTTCCCTGTCCATACTTCCATACGCTATTCTCGGACTGAACACGCCCTTGAACCTCTGGTCGGCGCACTGCGAGGTAGTCCTCAAGTGCTGCCTTGGATGAAAATAGAAGGTCGTTGACTTGCTTAGGATCTTTTACAATCCACAGGTACTTATATGAAATTGACATATTATTCTCCATGTCTTTCTTGGATACGGAATCGTATCGCAGGTATTATGTTGTTCCTAACTCTCGAATATGGTATCTCAAGAATCTCTGACACTTTGCTTATGTTGTGGCCCTTGGACAGGAGTAATGCAACGTCCAGCTGGTCACCCTCAAGCTTCTCGTGTATTGTCTCGTAAAAATCTATGTCTTCAAAACATCTATCGACTCTTTGGCCCTTGTTGTTTATAACACTGTCTGCTCTTGCTTTCGCAATAAGCATCTCCTGCATCTTAGAGATCTCTTCATAAGTCTTAGCTCTAACAGAGCCGGAGGTTGACGGCGCTACTAGCTTGGTTGTCCCCGCATGCATCTTCAGCTGTCCAGCAGACACCTGATAGGCAACCTTGGAGAAGTACTGCCTAAACTGGTGCTTATGCTCTATTCTAGATACGTCAAGGTGTTTTTCGAGCCTCATAAAGATCTCACTTAAAAGATCGTCACGATGGACAAAACGAGATACCCTCTTGTAAGCCTTGTTAAGGATATCCTCATTCTCTGATATCATCTCAAGGATCTTCTCACCCTTACTTAGTGAATCTTTCAACGCTTATTCCCATCTCTTCTAGCAATACTTTAGAAAATTTCCAACTATCCTCGACACTTGCCGAAGATCTGTCCTTATAAACGACCCTGCTTACTCCGGTCTGGAGCAGCATCTTTGTGCACTCTGTGCAGGGGAACATTGTTGTGTACACTGTCCACCCTGATATGTCTGTCTTAGCATTTATTACTGCATTAAGTTCTGCATGAACCACGTAACTGCTCTTGTTATCCCATCGGGATTGATTCTCGCTCATTCCAGTAGGGAATCCGTTGTATCCTATTGCGACATGATTCTTTTCCTCTGATACTATTATCACTCCAACTTTCGTTGTCATGTCCTTTGACCGCATGGACACAGTTTCTGCCATGGTCATAAAACATTCGTCCCAGGAAATAGTCTTCATTAGTCTTTCCACTCTGGCCAGTCTAGACTTGACATATCAGGCTCAGGTGGCAACAGGATGTTTCCTGTGATTATATCATTTAGGATTGCCATACTGAACTCCTCCAGATTGTTGGAGTCGTCTGTCGCAAACTGCACAAGATCCTCTACTAGGACATTCTCTAGGTCTGTACCATTGCACTTAGACTGTATGCTAACATACGAACTTGGCTCGATGCTTAGTGTTATTGGAATGATAGCTGTCATAGCATCATTGTCTAGCTCGTATACTGGCCCTGGTCCATACAATAGACTAAAGCAAGACTCGATCTTCACCCCTTTTGCCATTCCGTCCCAAGTTATCTTTCGTCCGTTGGTATTGATTGTCTTGTTTATGACTTGATTTAGCATTCTTTTCTTAAAGTCTGCCACACTGGGCTTGCTAACTCCGAATAGGGTAGTCATTGTGTATGTAAAGGGCAGATGCATTCTTGTAACGTTTTCTGGTATCGCATTTACAATTACTGATAGACCGTTTGATACTATCACTGCAAATATGACAGGCTGAAACCCTTCTTTCTCCCAGGTTCCGGACTCTACTACGTCTAGCCCTCCAATGACTTCTGACATGGATAGACCCTCTAGGTCAAAGGTTTTGCGAAGACCAAGTGTCCAGGTCGTTTTTCCGTTGCTCATTTTAAACTCTCCGACCTAACTTTATTATGACTGGTTGGACTTCTGGTCTCCCACGGACTCTTCTTTTTCGGTAGACAGCCCTAGATCTTCCGGGGAGAATTTGGCATCCTCGGTAGTATCTGGCTCACTGGTGACTAGGCCCAGATCCTCTGGCGTAAGGGATGGCTCTGGACTTGCTTCCTTAGGCTCGACTTCCTCGACGACGTTCTCCTCAGTAACGACAGGAGCTGCCACTTCTTCGAGAGCCTCAATCACTGTCTCTACCAGCTCTTCCTCAAGTCCGTCAGTCTCAAGTCCGTCAGACACGATGTCCTTTAAAACCTTAAGGTCACGCTTTACATTACGCATACACTCTTCGATCTCTTTGCGCTGTTCCAATATGTCGTTCTGTTCTTTCTCAAACATTCCGCTGTCTTGTTTGCTAGTCATATTAATCCTCACATGTTCCAAGTTGGTCGCCGTGACGAATGTGTGCCCTTACTGCATGTCGATTAACATGTAGCGTTCTTCCATTGTGACAGATGAAGACCTTGTGACCATAGTCATCGTAGCAGTCGTCGTCACAGTCATCCTCGTCGTCACAGTCGTCCTCGTGGCAGTCGTCGTCACAATCATCGTCGCAGTCGTCGTCATGATCTTCGCACTCTTCGTGATCTGGCTCGCAATCGTCAATGGTGCCATTGTCGTTTGAGTCTATTTCACATAGATCGTCTACGCCATTCTCATTGCAGTCTTCTCCTAAAGTTAAGTCGATGTCGCACTCATTGTCGATTCCATCACCGTCAATATCGTCGTCACAGTCATCGATAATGTCGTCCAGGTCTAGATCATCTTCACAAAGGTCATCAATGCCGTTCTCATTGCAGTCTTCTCCAAGGGTGATGTCAATATCACACACGTTCTCAATGCCAATGGGGGCTGTCCCATCGGGGCCACCGATGTCGTCAGCAGTGATTAGTCCTGCCTGTGGATGGACAGAACCGGGCTTACAGCCAACGGCTAGCAGCAACGTCACTACCGAAAGGAATCCTAGGCCAAACGCTATTACTTTTCTGTAAGGGCTACACTTTGTCATCTTCAGCTTCTTTCTTATCCACGCATAGGTGGCAAATTTCGGAGCCCTCTTCTAAGGCCATCCACATGTCTAAAAATTTTAAACAGATTGAACACTTGAATACCGCTAAAAAGGGGTCCTTGTCGTACTCATCGGCTTGTTGGTCTAGGCGTGACTTTCTCATGTCACGACCCCTTCGACCCTCTTCCCAGTCTCTTCCGCTGGTTACACTGTTCTTACTCATAGTATGGCATGCCTTTCTCATTGCAGCAATTCTTACCATCTACTAGCATGTTTAGTACACTATTATCATGGTATTTCAAGGATTTATCATAAATTCCTAGTAATCCATTGATTCTCCCAGTCTTATCGTTGATGCCACCCTGCTCAGCAAGACATTCTTTACAATCGCATTGCACTGGCTGTCGGTTAGTTCGTGATATGCTGTATTCTTACCTATGTCCAGCCCTCCAGAGATGTGAGACACGTTCATTAGGTCTTTGATATTATAAGATTCCTCTTCATAACCCCTGTTTTTTGACATAAACTCTACAGTTAAGTCTAGCAATTTAGCAGTAAGCTGCTCAACAGCCCCGTCGAACGATACTCCGTATCCCCCAAGCTCGTTGCCGAGTCTTGAGCATCTGGTTATCATCAGTCCAGTTCTCCGTATCACATCTGAAGCATCCTCCATTGTGCAGTCCTCTTTAAATTTCATCTCATCAAGCAGATCCCAGTTTAGATTCGCATTGATTCCCTCGATCCTTAGACCGTTTGAGATGTCTTCTATTTTTGGCCTATGCTTGTAGTCTCTAAGGCTATAGTCTGTCGACATTAGAGAATGCAGTTCGCAATCTCTTCCGAAGATAACGTTTCCAGTTTTTAGGTCGTATGCCACCTTGTTCACTCCGTAGTCGAAGCTCTCCATCACTTCAGTTATTCTTCCATGGCTTGTGTTGACTAACTGTATTGGAGCCTTCAGTAGGTTTTCTGGGAATGCGCCTGTTTCCCTTAATGACATCTTGGGGTTGAAGTGTGTTGAATTGCCTGCTGCGAATGTTTCAGTTTCGCAGTTGTAGTCAACAAGTGAAGTCTGTAATGATTGAACTATCTCTTTAACCTGATCCATATCTCCTTTGACGAAGATATCGATATCGCTAAATGGCGCCCCTAGGATCGCATCCCTAACGAAGCCTCCGGCGACATAGCAGTTCTCTTCAAGAAGATTCCAGGAGCTCCCTGACACTTCTTTCAGAAAGGAACGCAGCTCTGATAAACGATTTTGGATTGATTCTAGCCTCATGATAAGCCTCACTATTCATTACTTTTTTAAGATCGTCTACCAAGTTTGCAACACCACCTGGGATATTCCACCCTGAAATATTGTTTGATGATCCTTTGCCACTTGAGAATATTCCATAGCCGGTTGCCATTATGATGCCGGACGACAGCTCTCCATCGTTTACAAGTGGAAGTGGTTGATACCCTTCATCTGGCGCAAGTCCTGCCTCTATTGCTTTATTACAATTGTTTATTATGCTCTTACTTCCTGACCACCTCCACTGGTCCTTTTGACCAACGCTAATCCCGAAGTCATGAATATCTCCAGTGTTATAGTCCAGTGTCATGGTTCCACGGCTCGCAGGATGGGTCTTTGCTCCCCCTGGCGGGTAAATGTCCCACTCAACCAGGGCAATGCTGCTGCCATCTATCGTTCTTATGGTGGATGGGCGTCCAAAGGAGTCGGAGAACAGCCCCCAAAGTCCCGTGTCTAGACTGTATGTTGAGGAGTCGAACTTGCTTTCTTTTGAAGATATTGAAACCACTCCCCCTGCCTCTCCAATGAATGAGGATAAGTTGTATCCCTCTTCGCATATGTCTAATATTCTAGTAGGGGACTTTCTATTCCTTAGGAAGGAAGTCTTTAGAACTGGCTCACCTTTAGCTTTCGATGACACCGTGAGATGAGACGTAAGTTTTCCATAGGTCTCACCGTAGCCCTCGCTGTATGTTACAGGACTGATCTCACTTTTGAGCCCCTCGAAAACCGGATCTTTCCCCCATGGTGCCGCAAGTCTCCCCCACATTATATGCTTGTAGTCATGCACAGCGTCCCTCAGCGTATCATCGCCGTGAGATGTCATGTCAAGGTTCGACGCTATTACTTGTTCGCAACCTAGCCTATGGGAGCTGGTGGGTATGATGCGATGAGAAAGGCTCTTCTCCCCCTTGTTGAATACGTTACTGGTGCAACCTCTAACAGCCTGTATCGGACCAAGGTCAAGGACCTTTGGGATCCAGGTGTGGCCTCCTCGGGACTTTATTTCACCAACCTCGCCCATCGATTCAAGAAGCAGCTTCCACTTCCTACTGACGAAGCCAAGCTCTTTGTTGAAATCATGTGGTGTTGGTGGCACTATATTGTCAGTCCTGTGGTCGTCTTCGGAGCCTGACACATACGTTCCTTGGAGTTTCATTGGATCAGTCACTTGCTTGAACTCCTTTTGAGCCACAGTCCTGCAGTTTCTGTATTACTGCCTTGGTGGAAACGTAGCATGATATAATCATACTCTTGTCTCTTTCTTTACTATCCTGCCCGGATCTTCCGATTCTTGACATGAAGCCCATGAAGACGTCCTCCTGTAGGTCCATTAGGAACGCTACTACGTTGGACTTCTCTTTGTCTGAGATTGTCTTAATCTCATATAGCTTGTCTAGCACGGAGTTTGACATTCTGTTAGCTGCATCTGGATCATCCATTGCAGATAGCACTGCTGGCCTAACCTCGTTGTAGGTCCGGAGAATTGACTCGGCTCCCACGCCTTGGCTCAATCCTTCTGAGTCGATATATGCCGTCACAGCACTTGCGGTGTTTCCAATCATGCCGTATAGGAACTCCCATCCGAAGCTAAGGTAGTCATCTTCTGACAGGTGCTTTAGAGCAATCCCAGACAGGTGCATAGACCTCGGATCCGGCTTCACATCTATCGGCATATCGCACTTTCCGAATGATACGATCTCTCTAGTTGCCTCAATCATAGCCGGGTGAACATCGTCCCCGACATGAGAGGCCCAGTCTGAAAACGATGCATCCAGCGTGACATGGCACAACCTAGATAGCATGGCCCTGTCATCGATGTCTGTTACGTTGTACTCCTCGGTTCCCCCAGGGTTTGCTGCCGCAACGATGAATGTATTTGTTGGAACCTTGTGCGTTCCAAGGGTTCCATCGAGAAGGAATGGAAGCATCACATCTAGGACGTACTTGTTCGCCCTATTGAACTCATCTAGAAAGATAACGTACTTGCCTGGATCGTCCTCTTTGGGCATCCATTCGGGCCTGAGCCACTTAGTCGTACCGTTCTCTTCGTCTCTAGTCGGCAACCCTAGCAGATCCCCTGGATCTTGGGATGCGAGGTGAAGAACGACACACTCTGCCTGTATGGACCTAGCGAACCGCTCAACAGCCTGTGTCTTGCCGACTCCGGTTGATCCCCAAACGATGGGGGCGATCCTGTTTCCGTGTTCTGTCTCTGAGTTCAGAAACGATAGAAAGCTTTGAAATGTATTGTGCTTCATTTTTTTCCTATTCCTTATGAAATGAAATATATCACGTTATAACAGTTTTGTGCAATTAAAATTGTAAGCGAGTCTTGTGTCCATCGAATGAGAAGTTTTCACTCGAACCTGCGGTTAGCGCCCATAGTGTCTTTGTCTTCTTGCTAGGAACAGGCTCGGCGGCATATCCGTCCGTAAGTATAATCAGATTACGGTCTTGCGACTCTTGGCAAACCCTGTCGAACAAGGGCTGGAAGTCAGTGCCTCCACGTCCTTCGATGTCCATAGATCTGTCTCCTATCTTCTTCCACTTTATCTCCTGGTGTATTTCTGTATCAAAGATTAGTGCAATTATTTCAGCACAGTCAGACATCTTATCTATTTCTCCAAGAAACTTTGAGATCTGCTCCTCAGTTATCGAGGCCGATGTGTCGATGGCCACGAATACCTTGGGCTTCTCTGGTCTCGTAATCCTGGCGGGTATCATCTCATCGCCGTTTGGGTACGTCCTACGTCTGTCAAACCTATTGCTCTTGTAGCTAACCTCTGGCTTAGATGGCTCAAACATTTTCCTGATGTCAGATACCCACCTCTTGGTGGGTGGTCCCGCAAAGAGTGTCAGGAGGGCTCTTGCCGTTTGGTCTCCGGCTGATGCTGCAATACGAACCTTTCCCTCTGTGTCAGACTCTATCTTTCTAGAGATCGCTGAGTCTTCTTGAATCTCCCCCCACATTCCATGAGGGTCAAACTCCATGTCACACCAATGCTCTTCTTCTTCTTTTCCAACTAAGTCAAAGTAAACGTCCGATGATTTCTTGGGTGGAAATCCCAGCCTCAGCTTTATGCAGTTGTCTGGCAAGTTGGACAGAAATTGATTTATATTCATGTCGCATGCCACATTCCACCTCTTGGGATTGCGGTCACCAATGCGTGTCAGGTGACACTGTGCTACGTGCATGGCCTCGTGTCTGAGTACATCTAGACACTCTTCTTTTGAGAGAGACTTTAGAAAGTCGTCATTGTAATAGAGGCAGATATTCCTCTTGCTGGGGCATAGGCCAACAGCCGCTGTGGGGATCTGCTTGGTTGAGATCTGTCTTGCCGTGGAGAGTATCGAGCCTAGTAAGAAGTCTCCACTTCTGTATATCTCAGCTATCATTGACTTTATGTTCATGATACTAGTCGGACTTTCTAACCGAGTCAACGAGACCGTATTCTAGGGCTTCGTCGGGACTCATGAAGAAGTCTTTCAAGCAGTCCTCGGCTACTTTGTCGAACTCCTGTCCGGAGCGTTTTGCGAGGATGGTGTACAAAATATCCTTGAGACGGTTCATCTCTTCAAAGTTAGTCTGGATGTCTGCAGCGGTGCCCTGCACTCCGCCGGATGGTTGGTGAATCATCACTCGTGAGTTCTCAAGGGCAATTCGACAGCCAGGAGATCCGTTGGCCAGAATGACTGCTCCCATGGAGCAAGCCTGTCCGATTACAACTGTCTCGATCTTATTGGGGACCAAGTTCATGGCATCGATAATTGCAAGACCTGCTGTTACTGATCCTCCTGGACTATTGACATATAGAGAAATCTTAGCGTTCTTCTTTTCAGCAGCGATATGCATGATTTGAGCAACGATACTTGCCGCACTCTCATCATTTACTTGGCCATTCAAGAACACAAGGTTCTCGTTAAGTAGGCGACTGTAGATATCGAACTGACGCTCTGAACCGTCAATCTGCTTGGTAATAACGCTTGGAATAATCACTTAAACCCTCCTTCCTTGTTTGTGCCCAAATAATGGGCGAATGTTTCTAACTGTGTCAATATAGCACATAGTCTGTGCGCTCTGCAACTTAATTTAGTTTTCTTACTTCCCCATTGTCTCCCGAGTAGTAAACTGAATCTACACCCTTGATCTTTAGCATCTTGGCGCATTCGGAGCATGGCTTAGAGTTGGAGATCTCTCCATTTTTTAAGAGCCTCACTATGTAGATGGTGGACTCTGATAGACTATGCCTCTTGTCAACTTTCTTGACAGCATTGAATTCTGCGTGGGGGAACGGCCACTGGTAGTGGTCGCATGCCTTGGGGTCGGTCTTTGTCATGCTATTGGATGCAGTTGATACACATCTTGATCCAACATACACGGCAGCTCCAACACGTTGCTTCCCATTTGAAAGAAGTGCGGAGCGAATAGCCTGTCTCATGCCTCTGGCGATCTTGCCCGACACTTTGATAACGTCTGATCCAGTGGTTTCATCTTTAATAGCCATATTTATTAATTACTGTCATTTCTACCATATTTCCAATTGTGAGACAAAAGAACACCCGTATATGGCTTTCTTTCAATGTCATCTTCTCTTAGATCTCCACCGACCCAAACCTCGATAACTTCCACGGGAGAAGTCGTCATATTGTATGCTGCATGCCACGAACCTGTGCTTACTTCAAGAAAGTCTCCAGATTCCAAATCATAGTCTCCTCCCTCCAGGCAGAAGCCAAGGGTTCCCTTTACAACATTCCAGTTCTCACTACGTCCCCAGTGCCTTTGGTAGCTCATGCAACACCATGGGTCTATTCGAAGTCTCTTGACTTGAAAATTGTCTCCTTCTGATAGTATCTCGTAGGCTCCCCATGCGGTATCTGTAAACTCGTTCATCGATTCCACCTCTTTGCTATTCCTGCCGAACCCTTTAAGAGTTCTCCCCCAAGCTTTGGAAAGCAAGTGGGCCACAGTCCGTGTATTATTAAGACGGGAACCGCAACCGCTGCAACTGCTGCTGCAACCAGTGCTACCCTCATGTGCCTAAAGTACGTTTCTCCAACGTCAAGTAGATGCTTATTATAATCCTGAGTAAACAGGTTAACTGCCAATATGAATATTAAAAGTGTGATAAGTATTGTGGTCATTATCTGATGTCGTCCAGGAGTTCGTCGTCGTCTCCGTCTTGTGGCATGTTAGTATTCTGTAGACGTACTATTTTCAAATCATCCCAGCTTATTAGTTGCTGGCCAAAGTTGGGCGAGTAAAGCCATATGGGCGGATTCTTTTGACGGAAGTGATGGAGCTGCATTTCATCAAGGTGTGCATCACGGAACTCATTTGGATTGATAAGGTCTAGCGTTCCAAGGTACTGCTCGGTCCCTTCTTGGGGTACGTACCACACGTCTGCTAAGGCTTCTTCTTTGATCGTGGAAGAGGTGTCTATTCCCAGCTCTTCGCACGTTTCTTCATGGCTGTCTGAGAAGCCCTTGGCAACTGAGTCAGCACTCTCGATCCATTGTCTTTCATTCATCATTCTGTCTTTCTTCAATGTTGGAGCCGGAGGTGAGATTTGAACTCACGACCTATCGCTTACAAGGCGATTGCTCTACCCCTGAGCTACACCGGCATTTCCAACTAATATTTTGTCAATCTGCAAGAAGTCCCAGTGGCCGCAATTAATCATTTATATCCCGTTAATGTCCTTGGACAGATCTGCTTTACCCAGCTTCATTGCCCACGTTATTGCATCCGTCCAGAACGACACATTTGTCCTTCTGTAGTTTCCCAGGTGTCCGATAAGTAGATGACAGTTGATGCCGTACTTCTTATTCTCGCACAGGGACACTAGGTTTCCTGGATCTAACTCAAGGTCTGGTGCCACGCTAAAAGGTATGACGTGGTGAACTTCTAAATTAGCTCGCTCCCCGCATACGAAACATTCAGAGTGTCCCTCTAGGTGTTCTCTTCTAACCCCAGACCACTTCCCTGATCTTCTCTGACCCTTGGTGGCTTTCCCTTGGATTCTGTCTTTTATATGGAATAGAAAGTTCTTCACTGGTATTGTCCACTGTTTCCACAGTTGCGTCGATCTTTCCACTTGTTTAGGATCCATGACGAACTATTCGCCTTGTCCGATCCCCCGACACCATATTCACAATGAACGCCGTTCTCGTTACAGAATTCTGACTCTGGAGTTACCCCACGGGAAGATCTGTCTCCTCCGTTGGCAAAGATGATATCATAGTGCCTACCTGCGTAATCGATTGCAGCCTCAATCAACTGTACTGCTGTCTCGTCACTGTCGTCAAAGTCCCAGCAGTGATCTACGGCACCCAATGCGCCAATAATAGCCTCACGATCCTCGGCCTTTAAGAACTCTGCGCCCTTCTTCCTACGAAGCCATTCATCGCTGTTTACACCCACAATTAGCTCTCCGTCTTCTCCGGCGAGCTTTTTTGCAGCCTCAATGTATTGAATGTGCCCCTTGTGCAGAGGATCAAATCCTCCGCTTACTATTACTAGCTTTCTCTTGGTTGACACTGGATACCCCCTAGCCCATGAACTTATCAAGGTTGAATATCACTCCTACGATAGCGACTGTTGCAAACAAGGCAACACCTTCTACTAGGGCTGATGTCAAGATGGTAACCTGAGTTATTTGCTTGCGAACCTCTAGATCTTTTGTGATAGAGATCCCTTTCATTGTCCCTTTGGCGATTCCTGAGATCCCAATGGCGACTCCGAATACTGCCCCAACACCTGCAAAGATTGGTGCCAGAATGTCCAAGCTTCCTAATTCTAACATATTAGACTCCACTGTCTACCCAGTTACGGGTGATTCCTTTTTTAGCCTGTCGAGCATTCCTGGGAGAATAAATAATGATGCCGTCCATAGAATCATTATCCCCAAGAACATTGTTGGTCTATCATACCATAGGACGCTCTCATCGAGCAATAAACATGGTAGTGCTATGAGTGTCGTATGTAGTATCACCATTGACGATACTGTTCTACGCATCCAGTGGCCTGCCCCACAGCTCCATGAGCCTGTTATCTGAGTATACCACAGCAAGTTAGCTGTCATTGTGAGAGCTGCCACTAGTGTTGCGGTGGGGAGGTTTGCTCCTGATAATACTGCCCCTAGCATAAATCCTGCTACTAGTCTGACTTGTTTCCTGGATGAGTCCCTCAGAATGTCTAGCCCTGCAGCTTCTGTATTGTCAGTCATTGTAGTCTCTCAATCTTGCCTGCTATTGGCACAGGCATACATGTACATGTGTCAGATACTGCCACAGTCTTATTAAGAATGATGACATAACATAGTACCCAGAGAATAGGAAGAATCCTAATAGAGGGATCATTGATGCAATTGCAAAGATCTCTCCGATTCTGTTCAATGAGTCTTTTTTCATTCTGTCTTTGGCTTAATTTTTAATCTTTTCAAAGTCTTCTTAGCCTCTGACGGCAAGATTGTGATATCACACCCTGCATCGAAGTTGCTGTGACCTTTTCCAAATGGTCCAGTGGCAAAGGCGTTGTCCTTGTACTCAGTGACAGGCTTAGGGCTTTTGAAGCACACTAGAACCATTGTACCATTGGATTTTGTCAGCTCAAGCTCTTGTTTACATTTTGGACAGGCGAATGGCTCTGCCTTGCTTTTCTTTGGGTTTCCAAATCCTGGTCTTGCGATGACGTCCTTCTCTCTGGTTAAAGGCTGTTGTACCTTATTGTTGGTTACTCTACCCTATACTCTAGCACAAATCAGCCTTCGTATGCAACAATATTTACCAATTATTTGCGCCTTTTCGGGACTTTCTCTTTAGTTCGTTGCTGTATACCCTGAAGCACATCGTTGGGTTCTTTTCATCTGACATTCTCTTGGATACATGATCCTTCCGCCATACTTTTGGATCTATCTCAGGAAAGAACGTATCGCATTCAAACTCCTGTCGGATTACGGTTACAAATAGGTTGTCACATATTGGCAGCAGTGCACGATATATCTGCCCTCCCCCTATTATCCAGGCGGTGCTATCTCTTTGAATCTGTGTTAGTGCAGCATATGGATCCTCAACAGTCATTGCTCCGCTCGTCACCCTATCTGGATTTCTCGTAACTACAATTGACCTTCTGCCTGCCAGACCTCCCCCACGGGCGTTCACGATTGAGTCATGGGTCTTTCTTCCCATTATAACAGTGCATCCGTATGTTTGCTTCTTGAAGTATGCGATATCTGCTGGAGCGTCCCAGGGGAGCTCTCCATTCATTCCTATGCCATTGTTTAGATCCATGGCTACAATTAGATTTAATTCCATTAGATTGCAACCTCTCCTTTTATTCCTGGATGAGGATTATACCCTGATAAGCATATGACCTGGGACCTAATGTCTCCCCAAGACAGTTTCTCATACTCCCAGTTGACGAAGTTTAAGAGACTTCCCATGTTAAAGATCTCAAGAGTTGGAAGGCTCTTGTGGTCCCTTGTTAACATCTCCTTGCACTGGTCGACATGGTTGCTGTAAATGTGAGCATCTCCAATGGAATGGATGAAGTCTCCGACATCGTATCCGCCATCTTTTGCAATCAAGTGGGTAAGCAGGGAGTAGAATGCGATGTTCACAGGCACTCCGAGAAACATGTCTCCCGATCTCTGCACCATGTGACACGATAGAGTGTTGTCTCTTAGGTAGAACTGTATTAGATTTCCATGGCAGGGTGGTAGGTTCATCATTGGCACTTCGGATGGGTTCCATAGTGCAATGTTGTGTCTCCGACTATTGGGATCCAGCTTCAGGCTTTCGATTACTCTCTCAAGTTGGTCGACTCCCCCACTGTTTCTGAACTGCTTACCATATGTTGGGCCAAGACTCCCGTCTTCATCTGCCCACGGTGTCCACCACTTTTGAATATTCTCTGGTAAGTCGTATGCATTAGTGCTCCCAGACAGCATCCAGAAAAGCTCCGACACAACACCCTTCCAGAATGTTCTCTTGAGAGTCAGAAGAGGAAACCCTTCTCTGAGATCGAACCTCATCTGTGATCCGAACACTGACAGTGTGCCAACCCCCGTCCTATCTTCAGACTTAACGCCCGTATCTAAGATGTGCTGTACTAGGTCGCTATAGTCTTTCATCAAACAATCTCCTCTATAATCCCTAGAGCCTCTGCACAGATAAGTAATCCACCGGCTGCAATGAAGTCCCCCTGAATGAGGCATGCTCCAGCCCAGATTCTAAATGCACTCTTGATGAGGCTTACGATAAAGTGTCCTCTGCTGGTGTCCTTAGGCTGTATACTCATTTGTTGTTTTTCTTATTACAGAGAAAAGGTTCGTTTACTTCTATCTCAAGAGAATGGGCGACTTCTAGCATTCTCCCGATCTTATCTTCTCCGTAATTAATTGCATGCTCTGCTTTGCAATAGGTATCCCCAGCAGCCGTTTGGAAGACACGATAGGGGAACGCTCCTGGGTGTTCGTAGTCTAGGATGTACGACATGATTTTGTCTACTGCGATAACGGGAAAAGTAACATCATGGCCCTCTTCCGAATGTACTGAATAGCCGTCTAGGAGAAGAAGACGCTCATTGATCTCTTTAAATCGCCTATCCTGATCTTCTAGCTTATCCCTAACTACTTCTATATAAGAAGGATCAAGCTCTGTATCAGAAATTTCATATTCGTAAAATTTATGATCTGGATAACGCCTTCCCTTTGTGATCGTCGGGGGAGAGTCGGCACTGGGCCTTGCTTCATAATGAAGATTCTCTCGCCCCCGTGTGTAATAATCTCGATTAGTTCTATGCTGAGCAATTGTCTCAATTTTCTTAATTGTATTAAGATTGTTCCTCGTCATGTAATTGTTCCTCGCAATTTTCTTAAAATTGTTCCTCTCAATTGTCAGTCGTCGCTTGGCATTCTTAAGATTGTTCCTCGTCGAGTAATGCATGATCAAAACTATAAGGAGTGCAAGTAGTGGGAGTGTCATGCTGTTCATTTTTTATCCTTTGTCATAGTTGCCATGTTTTTCTTAGTTGCCATGTTTTTCTTAAGTTCAGAGGCAAAGCCGACAACTTTCAAATCCTGCCAAGCGGTGGCATTCTTAAGATTGTTCCTCGCCTGGTAATAGGCGAACAAACTTATTAAGAATGATGACATAGCTACAAGGAGTGCAATTAGTGGGAGTATCATGCTGTTCATTTTTTATCCTTTGTCATAGTTGCCATGTGAAATACAACAATACATCCAAGTAGTATGATAATAGCCAACTGACCCTGCCCTGTCTTGGATAGTTCTTTAGCCAGATACACTATCCCTACAAGTGGGAGTGCGAATAATACTGCTGCTGTCTTTAGAGTCTTTTTCATCGTTTTTTATTGGTCTTCCTTCGTTTTTTTCTCTTTGTGGTGTAAAGTTCCTGCTTCTTTGCTCTCTTGTCGTCGGTCTTGATTTCTTTCTTATGAAGGAACTCAACGTCTATGCACCAAGTTGATCCGGTGGCAGTCTTTGGACCCCATCCTTTTCCGAATGGTGTCATCATTGCAGTGTCTCCGACGAATCCCCAGATCTTTCCCGTTGTCCAGATACGGTATCCATAAAGCTTCGGCCTGAAGTGTGCTACTTGTCCCACCTTCCATTTCCCAACAGAGATGGCATCTATCTCTTGATTATTTGCCATCAGTTCAAGATGTCCCAGCTTGCGTCAATGTTTCCGTCAAGGGCATCGAAGAGAAGCATGTCATCGAGACTTGGAAGGCCATCGCCTCCCGCTCCCCCTCCGCTCACTCTGGTGTCGCTCCACCCCTCAGCCTGTGCATGGCTTACTGCCTCATCTTCGTTAGCGAGCATTTGATTGCGAAGGATTATATTCAGATCTGGATCATTGTCCCCTGGAAAATGGACATCTTCCAGCGGAACACCGGACGCATTGGCTACTTCAAGCCTACGAGCCTCACGGTCCCAGTCTTTTACGGTGGTCCAATCAATGGACATGGCAAACCTTCTTTCTAATATATGATAGCATATATTTCAACTATCAGCAACTTTTTATTGGATTTAACTGTGATAGGAGTAGAATTTCCCGACAGCTTCTCTTTTAGTCTCGAAGGGGCCGATTGCTTCGTATTCGAGGTCCTCTGGGCTAGAGATTGGAACATCGCACAGTGCGTAGAAGTCTCCGTTTGGAAGTCTCATGACTCTAAAGATGAAGTTTGTACCATCGCCATCTATGGCTTTATCGCTGTCCTCGTGGTACATGTATCGGTCTGCCACCACAGTCTCGACTCCATTGGTCTCTATGACTTGTCTCATTGTAAGTTTCTCTGACATGATTGCCTTCTTTCTACAATAGGATACCATCTTTCCAGATAGTCTGCAACTTTTATCCTAGAAGTCTACTGAGTACCCTATGGTGAGCATTCCGCCTTCGTACCCTGGGTTTGGTCCCTGGTCTTTGTCTAGTCCGAAGAAGTCCCGGAAGGAGTCATTGTGGAAGGTTGATCCATTTGAGTTGTGCAGCCAACGATAGTCTGCATAGATTCCATGCTGTAGTTTACTCTGCTTTGTCTCGCTAAGATCATGAAAGATTCCGAATCCGAATGTATTGGTGAATCCGTAGTCAACTGTTGCCGGTTCCCATTTTTCAGTGAACTTATCAAAGGATGCGGAGAATATAGCATATGGGCGAGTTTTGTTACTTGTTCCAAATGTAAGCTTGTAGGTTGTATCTACCCCTATGATGCCCCCTGGCATCTCTGAGTCAACGATAGCGTGTCCGCCAAGTCCGAAATCGAATGCAACATCGCTTACATCAAACAGAGTCCACTCAACTCCGTACCTTGCCCTTACGGCATTGTTCATCTTTAAGTTGCCCTCAAGGGCACTATCGCTCAACATGGATGCGTCGATGAATCCTAGCTCTGTGACCTGTCTTGTTGGATGCATGCTGCATCCTGTTGAGGCAAGGAGGACTGCGATGAGTGCTATTGACTTATACACTTGGCTGGTCCTTTGCGGTTGGAGGTCCACTTGCTAATTGGTTTTCCTTGTATGTTCCTGACTTGTTTCCTGTCAGATCGAACTGTGTGACAGCGTTGAGGTATGCTTCCCTTACGACAATGGTGTAACTGATTGCCCGATAGTTCGAAGTGTAGGCAGTCATTTTACCCAGATCAATCTCGCATGCGGGATAGCTGCCCTTGCATTCGAATATATCTTTTCTCCTCATTGTATCAAGCTTTGAGACAAGCGTGGGGATGGAGCTGAATTTGGGCAAGAGGTCTTCAAAGATCCCAGACCAGATCCTCTTCTTGAAGGGGTGCTTTTCATCGGACTTGTCTCCATCCACATCGACGATAGCAACTTCACACACGAGACTCTCTCCACTTTCTGACGTAAAGGTTAAGACTTTTTGATTCCGTAGCATTGTTCCTTCTTTCTTGGTTACATAAAAGCATACCATGTTTTATAGGGATGTGCAACTTTTACTGAAAGGAATCAGTAATTCGCTGTAGGAGTGCTTCTAGATGAAGTCTGGTCTCTACTGGGCCTGACACCTGATAGACCTCATGAGAGGATCTACATCTGTCATCGGTCCTCAGTGCCTCTGCAAGTGCAAAGTCGTTCCCTCCCTCATGGGTAGCATCTCCGAAGAAGCTGATATTCTTGTAGGCGTGATCTAGGAGTTGGCTCTTATCCCTCCCCTTTGGGAAGATGTCGATCCCGGTGTCGCCACCGCATACGGCCTCAAGACCTGTTGCCTTGGCGATCCTTGCCGCTATAGCCGCTCTCTCGCCCGTTGATCTATCGTAGGCTGCGTACCGCTCTCTTTGCTCTCCCACGGCACCTCTTCCGACTATGGAGAAGTTTACCATCCCTACTCGTGTCTCGATATGATTGCCACATCTTTCGCAATACTCTGATGCCTCTAGTTCTTTGTTGAGGATTAGCAGTAGTAGTTCGCTCGGCGACCAGTCTCTGTCCCATCTGTGCTTCCCTAGTTTCCAAATGCTGTTTCCGCAACACTGTAAAGAGATAGGCACTTGGCTGTAGAAGTCCTCACCTAGTTGCTCCACTGTCTTAACCTGATCTGATCCAGTAATAAGGATCACTCGGTCCATGGGTACATTCTCTAGGAACCATGCCTTGAACTCTGGATCCATTTCTCCCCTGGAGGGAGTTAAGGTTCCATCTACATCGAAGGCTAGGAATCGCTGATCTGCGATCAGGGGGTAGGATAGACTGGGGTTCTGCATTAGTCTTTGTTGCGAGAGGTGAACTTATCCTTTAGCATGAAGAACAAGGATAGTCCTGCGAAGTATGCAACCATAGCTGGTAGCAGTGAGATAATAAGAAGTCCGTCTGACATTACTTCTTCTCACTCTCATTTACCTCTATGTCTATAATCTGAGAATGGGGAGACGACTTGTTAGACTCAACTTCCATGAATCCTACTACTGGATATCCTCCGAGGGCCTCTAGTCTCTTGAATACATCTGCCTCGAACTCGTCTTGTGTCTTGTACTCAGACTGACATATTGACAACGGTAATACATGCGGTGTATCAACACCTTCTGGTGCGTCCCACAAAATATAGAACTTGGTAAGGTTCATCTTGGCTCCTGTGTATTTAGGTGGCCACCCAAAAGGGGACGGCGAGGCTGTTAGGAAACAACAGTGCAGTCCGACCCGCACATGCGCTGCCTCAACGTCTTATCCTCTAGGTGACCATGTTTTAAAAAAGTATCTTGTCTCCGTTTTGAACCGTTATCCCCTCAAGGAACTCTGGTATCTCAAGTATTGCACGGCATGGGGAGGTCATGCTCTGTGATGAGTCCCCTGCCTTTAGTATGATATGCTGCTGGACATATCCCTTGTGGTCTATCACGTATGCATCTACGTCAAATAGAACCTTGTCATTATGGAGGATCCTAATCTCCGCAGTGTTCCATGTCATTAAAATAGGCATGGTGGCGTCTACCGGTAGTACATCCTGGAAGCCCTTGGTTCTGCCAGCATCAGTGTTTTTAACTGATACGGCGGTGTGGTAGGCCTTGAACCTTCTTATGTCCGCTGGTAAAACTCTGATATCTTGCTGCATTATGGATCCTATCTATCATATAACTAGCATACTATCGTATAATATTTTATTGATTCTTGGTAAGTTTTATGTAGTGAGGTTAGTCATGATAGATAGATTCCTGCAGATGTGCGTCTTCTGGCTACCTCTAGGTATCGCATTCCTATACCTGACAATAGCTGCTGCACATGCAATCAAGAAGAACTACGGGCTTGCTATAATGTGGGCTTCTTATGGGATAGCTAACTTTGGCATGATATGGGCGTTGACACATGGAGAGGGTGGTGGGCACTAGCCCATCATGCCGACTAGGACCTGCGTTATTACGCCGTTTAGTCTGGTCTCCTCGAACTCTCTTATTGCTGATACTAAGTGGTATGCGAACGACTTCTTTATCCTGCATCGAATTGGAAGATATTCACTGCTGCCATCCATGTTTACAGCCTGGACTCTTACCCTAAGCCCGTATGCAAGCTCCTCAAAGCTTTCTCTCAGTGTCCTTAGCTCGCCAGTGTCACCATTTATGGTGAACTCTGCTAGGACCACCATCTCTGCGGCATTCATACATACTGACTCAAGAACTATAGCATTCTTCTTGGTCATGTCTAGGAGTATGTCATCTGCCATTCTTATCTCCGAGTAAAAAAGTGGGAAGGACCGTCCCTGAGAGGGGGTTTGAGGAAAGTCCTTCCCTAGTGGTCGCTCTATCGTTGCACTGTGGAGATGCAACACGACCAAGATTGCCACGCTGGTTCTAAAATATATGGCCCGAAGTTTTAGGCATTTATGTGGACTTGTTAGTCCTGGTTGTTTTTTTGGCCTAAGGGACTTTCGGGCCATTCACCGGCCTCCGATTTTAAGTTTAAGTCTTCAAACTGAAGAAGTCAGATTCCTCAGGTGGAAGGAGTTTCGTCGTCCTTCTTGTTGCAATCACAGTATTTACAGAGCAGGCATCCTGCGATTCTGCCAACTAGCAGTGCTCCGAATATGATTAGTCCAATTTCTACTAGGTCGTACATGTGTCACTCTCTTCCAGACTCTAATGAGTCATATTGTCTTACACTATATAGTAGCACTATATGGGCAAGCTTTGCAATAAAAAAAGACCTCCGTGGTTTCCCTAGGAGGCCTAATGACCAAAGGTCAGTGCCATGAAACGGCTTGTAGGTAGACTAATGCACCATATAATGGGCTTTAGTCTCGGTAGCGAAGACTCCGAGCCTACATATAATATACTACCTTCGTCTGTGAGCCAAGAATAGATTGCATGTCCTACAGAGTATTCTGCAGTTATGCTTCGAGTATGGTCCTGAAGCATCTATTCTATCAACCTGCTTGCCATTGCTGGCATGCTTATTCTTTACGTCTGTTTCGACGCCGCAATTCTTACATTTATCGCTTTTGTTATACCATTCAGAGAACTCTTTCGGCCCACTGAATTCGCATTTGATACCCATAGCCCCGTAATGAGCGTAGGATTTTACCTTGGGATTGTTACAGCGATCATTGATATGCCTATAGACATATCTACCTGACTCGCTTCTTTGTTTATTGTTTCTAGTCCCCGTCCTCTTGCTGTGGTGAGACCTGTAGCACGATCTAGTGCAGAACTTCTGCCTAACGTTGGTAGATTCGTACTCATTCTCGCACCACTCGCACTTTCTTGTAGCTTCTTTGCTTGCCATCTTCTTACACCTTTCCTTTTACGATCTTTGCGATCTTCTCGGCACTTCGGCCTCCGCCGATTCCGATAACTCCATATTTGAAGATCTCGAAAAGCTCAGGGTTCATTTGACCTACTGTTCCGATTCTGAAGTGGTCTAGTATTACTAGGCCGAACAGCCCTAGCATTATGATTGGTCGCCATGACCTAGTTATAAACCCATCTGAGGTGGCTTCTGCAACCATTACGCTTGCCTTAGCCTCCGCCTGAGCCTTCTCTAGCTCTATGGCTTTGGATGTAACTCCTGCCTCTATGTTGGCTAATTCGTTTCTTAGGGCCAACTTCTCTTCTTCTGAGGTGTGAAGGTCGTCCACTAGCTTTGCCGCTGGGGAGAAGATTCCAGATATGAATGCAAATATATTCATCTCGTACTCTTTCTTTTCAGTAGTCCTTTAATAGACTATTATACGTAAAGAATACATCCGGGTGAGAGTTTGCCTATAGAATGGCGGTTTAGCCACGATTATGGCACTCTGTGCAGTAGGCTGGGTGCTTGGACTGCTCTCCGCACCTACGACAGTGCATGGTGGGACAGTTGGGATTGCGAACTAGGATGATATCAGCTGATTCTCCGTCAACAGTAGCCTGAGCGTAGGCTTTTGCAGCCTTTTGAGTATGAAAGAAGGCACCTTCACCCTCTTCGTTGGTCAGGGTCCAGCCTTTTATGCCGATATCTGACTTCCTTAACTCAAACAGGATCTCCCCGTCATTGAGGAGATTGTAGACCCCATTGTCCACTTTTTTAGACTTGATAGCCATCTTAGTGGTTGATCCGGACATGAGGCTGGACCTGAATGGTCTCTCCAAGGTCTCCGATGGTCCTAAAGCCGAAGGTGTCACCCGTCTTGGTTGAGTCGATGGTCTTCTTGGTCAAGTGTTTATTTTTGGCCAGGAATTTCCAGATATCGTTCTCGTTGGTCGGGACCGGAGAGTGGGAAACACCAAGGTCAACTCTGACATAAGAAACGATTTTTCCTTCTTCGGCAACTGTGAAGAACTTCGTAAAGGTCTCTTCGGCACTCATGTGAGTAATCATTTTTCCTCTTTCAAAAGGTATGTTTTTATTTCGCTATGGTATAGTGTAACACACGATTAGCAACCTGTGCAACCTGAACAGCCTGAATCGGGACAGTCTTTCTGGAATCGACTCTCCCCCAGAACGGTTTCGATGTCGTCGTTGGCCTTGAGGACACCCTCCACGAAGGAACAGGTCAGTACGTGTGTGCCGAATTCGTCATCAGAGTTAGTCAACTCTTCCAACTCCTCGGCTACCCACCTAAGATGCCTAGCCAGCGCCACTACTGTCTGCTTCCTGTCTCCGTGGTACTCTTCCTCGAAGAATGCTGCGCCTTCAAAGGCTCCACCTGCTACAAGTTTACACAACTTCTCGTTATTATGTACAGAGGCTGCTCCGGCAAGGAATCCTGTTCCTTCACCTATACTGACCAGTCGGTATACTTGCTCTACTGTTGCTTCTTCTCTAGAGAGGGCCTCATTTCCTAGATCCTCTTGACTCATGTCATTTTCATTCATTATGTCCTCTATTCTATGGTTAAACTAACCTATTGTTTTTCACTTCTAAGTCTTCTGTGTTCCTCGATATGGCACTCCCGGCAAAGCGTTATACACTTCTCGGCTTCTTCCTCTAGCACACTTAGCTTTCTGTCCATGTTACTCGCCAGTGCGAACTCACGATCTTCTTCATCTAGGTGATGGAACTCCAGGCTGTTCTTGTTTCCACAGAACTGGCACTTTATCCCACAGATAGACAGGACATATGCTCGTCTCTCTGCCCGTCGCTTTTTGGCCTGTTGCTTCTTCTTTTCAGCACGGTGACCCTCGGATGTCTTTTCTCGTCGTTGGCGTGACAACTACTACTCCCTCCTTGTGCTAAGGACACAGCTTAACCCCGATACAAACGAGGTACATAACAGTATAGCACTGTTCTATGCGTTTTGCAACAGAGTTGTACTTTAATAGGTAAGAGTGGTGCTTGGTGGTGTACTGTGGGGGGTATGTGGTGTGTTAATGTTGTGCCTTTAGTGTTACTTATTGGGCCTAGCATGGCTGCACTGGTTGAGGCGAGAAGGTGTCTGGTTGCCCTCCTCCCCGATTTGCTAACTGTCTCTATAACCATAGTACCATAACGATAGAGTGGAGATCAGAGCAGCGAGAGAAGATAGAGGCATTGGTTGAATTGTTTGTTAAGGGGGGATGTTAGATACCGACTCACCCACAACCCAACTTTCTTATATGTGCTCTATTCGTCCATTTGAGCCCTTCTAGACCCCCTCTGGCACCTCCTGTACCCCTCTGTTACTACCCCTATGGATACTCTTACTAGTCTATATGGTATAGTGGAGTGGTTAAATATGAGGAGGAATCGGCTTGTACGAGACCTGTATTTGGCCTACTTTTGCGTGTTTTCGCTTCATTTTAGCCTCGATTGGCCTATTTTTGCCGCATATTGGTCATTTTCCGCATCGACACGCTCTGTAAACCCCCATATATGGCCTCTGAGAGCAAAAAGTGCCGTTTTTACCATAGGGGGGACACACTTACTACTCCTATAGGGGATATTGAAGCTGAGAGAGAGGAGGAAGCCTGTTATGCAGTCAAATATGTAGATATACCCTTACAGTATAGCATATCACGATTACAGACCCCGTGCAATGTTTATTTGCGCTATCTTTCTTTGCACATCTCCCCTATGTGTGGTATACTGTAGTATGATTCATAGGAATAGGGCATAGGTGATCTGGTTGGTCACGCTGATCTTATATGTCAGATGTGGAGGGTTCGACTCCCTCATGCCCCACCATGAATTTGCCGTTTTAGACGAAAACCACTTTCAATATGCCCGTAAGTATGCTATTGATAGTTAGAGAAGGAAATAGTTCCCGACTTAGCTGAAAACCACTTTCAATATGCCCGTATATATTGGAAATCAAATTTAAAATCCGCCGTTTTTCTTGAAAACCACTTTCAATGGGCCCGGAAGTAGTAAAAAAAAGATAGTCAAGCTCGGGAAATATTGCCGGGTAGGATTGCCGGGTCGGTAGATATTGCCGGGTGGAAAAAAAGGGCCAACCCCTCCACAGGATCGGCCCCGGTTCAGATATTCCAGACATCCTGGATGTGTTCGTTCCCTTGCGGCAAATTTTGCCACCACTTAAATAATCGTCGGAGCAATAAGGCTCCCTTCTAGTTCCAGAGTTTGCCCCCGTCTTCCATGATGCCCTTGAGCATCTTGAGTCCCTTTTGGAAGTTTCTGTCCCCAACGCTGTCGGTCGTGTGTCTGGCTTCGATCTGCTCAGTGGTTCCGACTCCGGGGGAGTTGGCGTATGATCCCTCAGTACACGCTACGAGGACATACAGGGCCAGGTCGTCAGCAGCCACTTGGTTATCAGTGCGGGAAGCCAGAGCCTCAGCAGTGAAGCACTCGGGCAAGATAACCTCATTGTTAGCGTCACGGCCAATCATGGCATTCGGACGGTAGGTGTTCAGGGGGTAGGACATGGTAAACTCCTTTCAAGAGTCAAGGAAGTATATCATATGGAATAGAATCGTGCAACTATTGTCATATCCACTATGGAAGAGCTGCCGGTAACTATTACCGAGTGGGATTAAAGAAATGTTGCACAGATTGAAGTTGTGTGGTATACTTTGTTACACTGAGATAGAGGATGTTTGCCCAAAATTCGCCCGGATGCAGTAAGTTTTACCTAGCTGTTAGTGCAAAAAAATAGCCCCAGGGTTTCCCCCAGGGCGAACACTTTATATTATAAGACACTTACAACCGGTATATATTCTAGGGGTGATGACGGCAAGAGGAAGGGCCATCAATCGGGCCAACCGTGACGCATGGGCCAATCGAGTCGCACATATCGGTAACAGCCTCAATGAAGGCTTCGTAGAACAACTCATCCTCGGAGGTGTACTGGTCAACCGGTAGGTCGTCAATGTACTTCTGAATGATGGCATTGTCGGTCCGGACGAGTTTACCGTTCGCAGTTCCTTGCTCAGTGACATCATAGAAGGATGCCTTAATGATGACTCCTTCAAAGTTGTCATTAACTGTGCCGAGGTCAACTGTGCAGTCAACACAGTCAATGTGAAAAGTTCGGTCTCCCCAGATGGACACTTGAGTTACTTCTGACATTATGAACTCCTTTCAAGAGTTACTATAGTTTAACAGACTATCCTAATCTGTGCAACTTAATCCTATTCTCCTTGAACATGGAATGATACTTTGATCTTGCGGCCCTCGTCGCTCACGACGATGAGATTGTCACCGTCGAACACGGGGCAGTCGTCCTCATCCTTGAGAACCTTAATACCATCAGGGTTGCCATCGACGAGATGATGGAAAGCAGAGCCACCGTGGTATCCGGGTCCGCATTCTTCCAACTCGATACAGTAGTCCTGACTATCATCAGCGTAAGTGCCGTAACAGTCCAGGCAGGGAGAGTAGAAGCAAGTGTCAGGCAGACTGTCGATCACAGACGCACGACCCACACCGTAGCCACCTCGGGGATCACCATGAGATATCTCGCAGAGAAGGATACACTGGTCGTAGCAGTCAGCATTATCAACAGATGTCGGGACGATAGTGTAGTTGACCGCACCGTCGAGATCTGATTCTTGATTGTAAGTGTTACCCTGTTGAGCCATAGACAAGAGTTCGGCAAGGTGTTCAGACACTGAAACAGCATCATCAACCAGGATCTCCGACAACAGGCTACCGAAGTCGCTCGCAGTCCCATCGGGGTTCTCCCCAGCAAACTTTGCAACGACTTCCAGGGCATCGGCGATATCCTCATCGGACTTCTCGCTCAGTCCCTCACTCACGAAGTGTTGTGTCAGTGCTTCCAGGATAGCGGCATCCTCAGTCATCCAGGAACCGGACAACCCCAGGTGCAACTCTTCCCCTTGCTCAAGAATGGCATCTACCCACTTCTCAGTATTGATACTGGCATACGGGTAACTGAATCCTTTATCTTCGATCTGTAACATTGTAAACTCCTTTCAAGAGTTATAATAGTATAACATATTATTGCGAACCGTGCAAAGTTTAGGTTAGATATCGCTGGTATACGGTCCGCATCCACCCATGCTGAGGTCAACGCCATCAAAGCGAAGAACTCCGCCGAAGTCCGCTTTACGCTTGCTGTAGAGTTTACGCTCAACCTCCGCCATGCAACGGGCATACTTCTCGCACCACGCAGGTTCGTTCCACTCCTCATCAGGTCGAATCTGTCTGTTCTCTAGACCCTCAGAGACGGGATCATGAAAACAGCGTAGCAAGTCCATGACGGGATCGTCATTGTCCAGTACGAGTAGTTCCTGTATCGTGTTCAGATCGTTTCTGGTCATTCTGTAAACTCCTTTCAAGAGTTATATGAATATACCACACAATCGTGATCCGTGCAAACTGTCTAGGAGTTGGTCGGTAAAGTTTACCGGTTTTTACGCCCGGATCTAGGTACAAAAAATAGCCCCAGGGATAAACCCCAGGGCTATATGTACGCCGATGTTTCTATTATCGTTGGTCGATGTGGTTGTCCACGATCTTTGCCGCTTGACTCCGGGTAAGGCTATCCCAACTGGTTCCGGCGTAGGTGTCTCGGTTCGCCTCGTCGGCGATAGAGTTGAGAACGGCATTTCTGCGGAACTGTAGATCCTCGATCTTTGCCTTGTCTTGGGCAATGTCCGAAGGGGAGCCATCGGGCAGGTTGAGATCACTGTAGACCTCGGCCAACTCTCCCTCGATCTCTGTGACCAGAGTGCAGAGCAACTCGATCCTTGCGGTACTGACTGGACGTTCGCTCTTGTTCGACATGATTATCTCCTTTCTTGAAGATAAATAAGTATACCACACAATCTCATATCGTGCAACATACGGGGGTAATCTTGTTTAGTCGGCGTTGAGGTTGTTATCGTCGAGCCAGCGATGTGGGTCGTGGGTAGTTGCCACTAGGCAGTCCCAGAAGATGTGGTCTGTCGGTTCTCCACCGTCTTTGACATACTCGATGAAGTCATCCATTTCCCGCTCCCAGAGGTAATCTATGATGTTCTCCTTGGCCTGATCGACCGTGAGGAGATCCCTCGGCCCACTGGAGTCGTGTGTCCTTCCGATGATATTGTTGAAGGCATCGTTATCCATTGGACGACTCCTCATCACCCGGCAAGGCACCAGTGGAAAGGTCATTTCCAAGGTAGTTCCTTATACCGTCCATAGCAGTGTCTGTATCATCGTCATCGGATAGAGCGATGATAAGTCTAAGCACTAGGCTCTTCTCCTGATAGTCATCTTGTTTCATTCCGACCACTAGGTCCGTAACAGCCTCTAGGTCTTCTGCGTTCAACTGTTCCATCTTAATCTCCCTTCAAGAGATAGATAAGTATACCATTATTCTTCAATCTCTGCAATCTCAAGGTTCCACACATCTTGAATATGCTCGTTACCTTGCGGCAGATCTCTCCACCATTGCAATAGACGGCCTAGGATAGTGGCCCCCTTTACATGTTGTAGTTAATATTGCCCCAAGCCAAATCAGCTCAAACTTACCGATGTCGTGGTGGTAGGCTATTAAGGTCATTTCTAAGTTTCTTTACTGTAGCCCTTAGTAGGAGCATTAGTGCGGCGAAGGTTAGTACCTTTAGGATAATCATTTCTCACCTCACAATCTGATTGTAGAAGCGGTTCTTGATCTTAGCGAATCCAGTCAGGCCACAGAAGAGACTCTTCCAGAGTTTGCCGTGGTGTGGGATACGCTCTTTACCGAACAGACGGGTATTGTCTGGAAGTTCGGAGAACAGGTACAATGTGTTGAATACGACATGAGCAACCTCATGTGGAACCGTTTCGGTAAGCACTGACCACTGGTGGTCCTCACAGTTGAGATGCCTTTGGTTGAGTGCGATCTCGTTATCGTTACGAGCCAGTCCGACAGTATTTCTTGGAAGTTTGCTAACAACCAACCCACAGAGGAACTCATTCTCGTAGACATTACGGGAGGAATGGTATCGGCGATACCGGCTTCCCTGTCTTGCCTGACTTGCCTGATAGTCTTCACGGCTTCCAAGGTGGTGCCCCCATTTGTGCTGGGCAATCCTGAAGTAGTAAGAGGCAACCTCAAGAGCGGTAGTCTCGGCTTCGGCAGCACTCTGATGAATCCAGTCTTCTTTGCTAGTCCTAAGAACCTCTGGCACATAGATGTCCAAGGTCTTGTTGTTGGTTTGGATCAGGTTCTTCAAGGTGTCTCCTTTCAAGAGATACTATAGTGTACCACAGTTATGAGATCTCGACAAACAAATCCACGCTCTGGTCGTAGTATTCTCCATCAACTGGAGAGTAGTGCAGAACACGATCAATACCACCGACACGGTAGATGGCTGGTCCCTCAAACCCTTCGATTGTCGTGAAGGTGTATGTGGTAGTCTCGATACTTCTAGTTCCGTCATCATTGATTGTCAAGAACATTGTGGTCTCCATTCATATATAACTATACCACAATATCTGACATCGTGCAACCCGTCCAGAGCTTAGACGGTAAAAATTACCGAGTTTTACGCCCGGATGCGAACGAAAAAAGCCCCAGGATCCACTGAAGGATCGACCGGGGCAGTGAAAGGAGGCTAGGTTATGCAGTACGCCTGATACTGAAGTCGATGGGCGTTGGGAGAGCGGTTGAGTTCGTTGACAGTTCGATGGTCTGTCCTGTTTCCAGTTTCTCACCATCGGTAAAGTCCATGATGTCATAGCACATGATGTCGATGATATCACACTGTGCAATAACGAATCCACTGTGGACTCTTGAGGCAGTAAACTCATCCCCGGTATCCCACTCGACATCGTATGTCCCGCAAGGTAGTTGAAGTTCTATCTGCGTCAGTTGTCCACAGGGGCTAGGGGTTGCCCGTTCTGGAAATGCCATGATTATTCCTTATCCTTGTCCAGCACTGATTGAAGGTTGTTTATAATGGTATTAATTTTTCGTGATAGTCCTATTTCATGTTCGATTGTGTCGGCCCGGACGCAAAAGATGCTGGTGAAGTCCATGATAGAGTCCATCTCCTCCACCTGTTCATTTAACGCATCCATGAGGTCGTTAGCATCGTCAATGAGGATGCAGTCCTCGCTTTGACACTGGAGTGTTTCCAGTTCGCTTTCGATTCTGTTTAGGGCATCCTGTTGGTCGTCGTTTAACATTGTTATCTCCTTTCAAGAGATG